GAATACGCCCGACTCGTTGACCGCTACCACCACGATAGCGACGGTACGATTGAAGCCTTAGTCGTTTAGTGCTTTACTATCGGGGTACTCGTAAGTACCTTATATATACGCGCGGTATACGCCGCGCGGGATTACTAAACGATAGAAAGGAGAAAGGTGTGGAAACACTCACAGAAACAATACAAAACGTCGATTGGGGAAAGTTATACCGAGAACTAGAAGGTAGCTTTTATGAACACCGAGTCGATAAGCTCGAGACATTTCCGCAGTGGCTACAAAACCACGTCAAAATCGAATACTTCGAACCAGCGGTGCTTATACGGACTGGCCCGATTTATCCGAAAGAAGACAGCAAGTGGGCCGATAAGGACGGATACTGCTACTGGTTTTGGTTACTAAGGAATGACGAAAACGGAGATACGGATCGAGACGATTGGGAAAACCCGTTTAGTCACATAACTAAAGAAGATTGGATAATCCGCGAAACAGACTTAGACCACTACTAAGTTACCACGGATCGTGATTAGCCCGCCTCGAGCGGGCTTTTTTGTGCCTATTAGAACGACCCGCGATATTGCGTATATTGTCTATTTAGAAAAAAAACTTTTTTTATTTTTTTCAACTAAAACGACTAATAAAGTAATAGAAGTAATAGAAAAGTGAAAGAAGCCAATGGATACGAGAGCTGGGGGCCGTGATGAGTGTGACGAGAAAGTAATAGAAATCGTATAGGTTATTGAAACGAGAACAGTGAATAGTGGTGAGAGGCCATGAGGAAAACTTTTACTTTTTATAAATTATTTTATTTTCTAAGATATAGTTCTACACGCTTACGATCCTCGGAAACACTGCATGAAAGAACTACAGTACACTCCCCTGACACCTGCTGATGACGGAATGGGCTACATCGACGCCGATGGTAAGAGATGGCAACCGCTAAATCCGAAACAAAAGAAGTTCGCTCGAGAGTATTTGAAAGGCCAAAACGCTACCGAAGCAGCGGTAAAAGCAGGCTATACGAAGAATCGAGCCGCAGCCAAACGACAAGGCAGCGTCTTACTCAACCACAACCCACTTTTGCGAAATTACCTTATAGACCAGGAAATCAAGGAGGCAGAGAGGGATAGAGTTTCCATGGAGGGCCACCTCTCCGCGCTCCATGACTTGCGTGAGGAGGCACGGGAGTCGGGGCAGATTAACGCAGCGATCACGGCAGAGATACACCGAGGGAAGGTCGGGGGGCTTTACATCGATCGACGCGAGGTATTGACCGCGAAGATCGACATGCTCTCGAAGGATCAGCTGATCGATCGACTTGGACAGCTTATCACGAAGCGCGTACCGCAAACGATCGAGGGACAGATTACGAATCGGATCGGATCGACAGACGGATCGACTGTATTAATTGAGCGAGAGAGCGATTGACCCACCCACCCACCACGTTTGATCGATCGATCGATCGATCGACTATAAAAGATTGACGGAGCGCGAGCGCACCCACCCACCCACCACGATTCATTGACGGCGAGCGAGGGAGCGACCGACGGAGGCCGAGGGACGGCGCGACAGATCCCGACGGTTAGGATTAGGCGCGCCCCATAGTCAAACCGTTATTTTAAGTTCCAACCATTTTGTTAAGCCGCGACGGTTAGGTAATTGATTAGGTAATTGATTAGGTGACCGACTGATTATTAGTGCTTGACTATATACACAAGATGCCTGATTATATGCCTGTCACTTGATGACATTAACTTAACTTAAAAGGTAAACATTATGACCAAATCAAACACAAAATCAGCCCCCGAACAGACCGCCCGCGAAGCTATCGCTAACCTTGACGCTAACGGGTCAACCCTAGCACCTAAGCCTACGGCTTTGGAAAAGCTCAAGCAACAAGCTGCTGGCAAGGTATACGTTAATGGTGGCGCTTCTAACCTAGTAGGCACCTACGAAGTAGTTAACGCCGATGACCCCCGATGGTCTAGGTTGTTTGACGTACTTACTAGGCAATGTGGCAAACTGGCTAGGGAAATGTTGCTACGCTTAGACAATGACAACCAAATTGTTATTGATGATAAAGAGGCTGCTATCATAGCTAAGTCGTTAGTTCATAAGTCAGAAAATAACATGGTGATAGAAACCTACTTACCTATGCTGTTAGGTGCTAAGTGGGCCAAGGCTCGCGGCAATCAAAAGATGCGCGATGTGGTTAAAGAAGGTGTTGAGTTTAGCTTTGCGATGTTCAAGCGTATTAGCTAACCACTAACCGACTTACTAAGGGGTGCCGTGTGCGCCCCTTTTTTTGCCTGTTAGCTAACAGTTTTGCTAAGGGGCGCGGCCTACCGCATATGCTAACGGTTAGGCTAAGGGGGTATACCCCCAAAATTGCCGCAAGGCACCCGCCCACCCACCACTACCTAGTTCCCGCCTCTTTTTCCGAGATACTTTTGCTTTAGGTTCCCTATTCAAAAATTTCGCACATTTATATTTTTCGATGGGTCAAAATTTTTCGCGAAAATTTTTTAGGGGTAGCGAGAGTAGTGATTAGGGGGTTACGATTCGGCTATCTTTGATGAGGTTGTTTTATGTACGGTCAGTCTCCATATGGTTCGACGATGGGTCGCGGGATGTTTATGGATCCTCAGATGATGATGATGTTACGAATGCGTGATCAGATGAGGGCGCAATACGCTCCGCAGCCTAGTGAGATGCCACAACAAGCGACAGAAGATCGTGTTGTAGATATGCAGATGCCGTTACCGGCGTTAGGTTCTGCGGAACCTATAGACAGAAGATCGTCAGAAAGACTAGCGGCATTAGGTAATCAGATGCCAATGCCGCAAGAGCAGACAACGGAACAAACGCTTGAGCAATTACAGGGTAATATCCAGCAGATGCAGCAACAGCAGCAGCGGTTATCTGAACATTTAGGTGCTGGTTCTGGTATGTTAAACCAGTTACAAGCTCAAAGTGGTTTAGGCGGGTTATTTCAGCAGTTACGTCCTCAGCCTGCGATATCTAGATTAAGAACCCAAGGGCCAGATTCTATGAGGCTACAAGCATTTCCTGTTGCGCAGGGGAACCCATTCGGTGCCTGAGAAAAAGAAAAAAGATTCGCGATTAGAACGCGCAGGCGTTAGCGGTTATAACAAGCCGAAGCGTACCCCGTCCCATCCTAAAAAATCGCATGTTGTAGTTGCTAAGGAAGGCGATAAAATTAAGACGATTCGATTTGGGCAGCAGGGTGTAAAAACTGCGGGTAAGCCTAAAGCGGGTGAGTCGGCGAAGCAAAAGGCGCGGCGTAAGAGTTTTAAGGCACGTCACGGAAAGAATATCAAAAAGGGCAAGATGAGCGCAGCTTATTGGGCCGATAAGGTGAAATGGTAATGGACGATATGCAAGCGGTTTACGATGAAGAATTAGGTCGCGGTCGTGGAGGTTTAATGTCGTTATTACGAGGAGCCGGTGATTTTTTAGTCGGCGAGGATATTATGGATAACCTCCCCGAAATTATGGCGATGTTACAAAACACCAACAAAGATACGTTGACGATGCGGCAAACCGAGGAAATAGGTGAGCCGAACGAACTTGCGGTTACGTTAAGTAATACTCCAGGATTAGAATCGTTATTAGGTGATGAATTAGCGATGGCGATGGGAATGGCTGGCCCTGGAAAAAAAGTAGGGATGGCGAAAGACGGTTTAGAAAGGTTTTTAAAAATGCGCGACGAATTAATGGACGAAAAAGCCACACGTTTTTTCGAAGGGCCAGCAGGCGAAAAAGCGATGAAAGTTGACCGCCGTATGACCCAACGTATGATGGATGAAGATCCGAAAGTTGGCCCACGTGGTGAATTTAATCGTCGTTTAGAAGAAGGCGAAATGTCGGAAGAATACGAAACGGCATTACGCGAATACCAAGATTTTATGAACCGCCAAGGTGAATCTGGAATCCAGAAGTTACGGAAAGATATTTTTAGCGACCCTGACCAGATGGCAGGTGGTGGGCGTCCAGGGTTGTATGCAAATATCGCCGCGAAGCGTAAGCGGATAGCTGCGGGTTCTGGCGAAACGATGCGTAAGGCGGGATCTAAGGGTGCGCCGACGAAAGAAAATTTCCGACAGGCCGCGACTACTGCTAAGAAAGCTAACGGCGGTGGTTTAAGTTACGCGAAGGGTTATTACGGTAAATCGTATAAATGAGTACGGCGATATTAGATATTCAAAAATCTAAACTTGCAGGGATACAAGACGTTGTTTCTGCCATTTCAAGAACCCGTCCCAACGCGCCGTCGCCGTATATTAATACGCATCACTTTGCTCCTGGAATCTATATGCGAGCGTATTACGGGGTCAAAGGTTCGGTAGTCGTAAGCCAAGTTCATTTACACGAGCATATGACGATATTAGCAGCGGGTCATTGTCGCGTTATTTCTACGATGCAAGACGAAGAACGGATAGACGTTTATAAAGATTTCGCGATTATGAATACGCCTGCGCATACGAAACGGGCTTTATACTTTTTAGAAGATACTACGATTATTACTGTCCATCCTAATCCTGACGATATCCGAGATATACCAGAATTAGAGCGGATGTTTGTTGTAGATAATTTCAAGGATATTGAATAATGGCATTTGTAGTCACCTCAGTAGTTATCGCAACGGGCACAGCCGCATACGGCGCAAGCCAATCACGCAAAGCCCAAAAACGTGCTGAAGAAAACGCTCAAACTCGTGCGTTAATTGAAGGGTCTGCCCCGAATATCGCGATGGTTAAAGAAATTGTCCCTGAAGAAATACAGGGTAGCGATGTTTCTGGATTAGAAGACGCGTTAAAAGCGATGGATTACGAAGGCGGTCAGCCCCCGATTCCTGGAGTACCAGAACAAGGTGCGTTACCAGCTGATGTTTCTGAAGAAGAACTGATGATGATGTTAGAGCAGCAGGGCGGGTTAGAAGGTTTGTTGCCGCAAGGTATGGCCGACGGGGGGCCGGTAGGGACACCTGGAGATGTATATTATTTTGGTGTTCCGCAAATTATGGGGATGATGCAAGACCCCGATCCACAGATCCAGCAGGTTGGTATGCAGCTTGCGGATCAAATGGAAACGATGCCCGACGCAGGAATGGTGCCAGCTACGCAACAACAAATACAAACGATGGCTAACGGGGGCGCTGTTACCGCAAAAAAGTTTTCTAACGGAGGGATCACTGACGATGAGCTACAAAGGAGAGCTGGGTTAGATCCTCTACAAGAACTTGAAAGATTAAGGGGATCCACAAAAAGAGATTTGTTATCAAGTCTTGGGTTGCCTGAAGATTTTGGAGAAAGGAGTAGAGAAGACGTTCTGTTTAGTGAATTAATGGATCGTTTAGATTTGCCTGTAGATATTCAAAAAGAAGGCGACGAGTATTCGATGTCTAAGATATTCGGAGACGAAGATTCCTCATTACGGTTAGGTGCTTCGACGAACCGTGGTGATCCGCAAGTAAGATTAGATTTCCAAAAACGATTTGCTGAAGGTGGCCCGATAACTGAGGAACGGCTAAACCAGCTTAGACGCAGTTGACCACTCCACTTGAACAGCTAAAGGAAGTAGACCTTTCCCATCTGTCGAAAGATGAAGCGAAAGAGTTTACCCTTCTCCTAGAGGAATTAGAAAAGCGTGAAAAGCGTGAAAGTTCTATGGCGTCGTTTTACGATTTTGTTAAAACGATTTGGCCAGAGTTTATTGCGGGTGCGCACCACAAAAAGATGGCCGAAGCATTCGATAAAATCGCCAGCGGAGAATCAAAGCGCCTCATAATCAACATGCCTCCGCGACATACGAAGTCTGAATTTGCTTCGTATTTGTTCCCAGCTTACTTATTAGGTAAGCGTCCTAAATTAAAGATCATTGAAGCCACGCACACAGCTGACCTTGCGATCAACTTTGGTCGTAGAGTTCGTGACTTAATTGAAAGTGAAGAGTATGCGGAGATATTTCCGGCTACCGAACTAAAGGCTGACTCGCGAAGCGCGGGTAAATGGAATACATCGCAGGGCGGTCAGTATTATGCGGCGGGTATTGGTGGTGCACTCGCGGGTCGTGGTGCTGATTTGTTTATTATTGACGATCCTCATTCTGAACAAGACGCTTTTTCGGATAAAGCGTTAGAAGAAGCGTATGACTGGTATCAAACTGGCCCCCGTCAGCGCCTTCAGCCAGGAGGTGCGATCGTTATTGTAATGACTCGTTGGTCTAAAAAGGACGTAACGGGTAAATTAATCAAGCGGATGACGCAAGAAAAGGGTGGCGACGAATGGGAGGTTATTGAATTTCCCGCGATATTACCATCAGGTAAACCTCTATGGCCTGAATTTTGGTCATTAGACGAATTAGAAGCGACTAAAGCGTCGATACCTCCGTCTAAATGGGCAGCGCAGTATATGCAGCGGCCTACGGGCGAGGGTATTTCGATTATTCCTAAAGAATGGATAATGGAATGGCCTAGAGATAACCCTCCATCTTGCGATTATTTGATCCAAAGTTACGATACGGCGTTTTTAAAATCCGAAAGATCCGACTATACAGCGATAACCACGTGGGGAGTGTTCTATCCCGAGGGTAAAATCGGCGATGAACACTATAGTGGGCAGGATGCGCATATAATTTTGTTAGATTGCGTAAAAGAGCGGTTAGATTTCCCTGAACTCAAGCGCGAAGCGATGCGTTTATACGAACATTGGGAGCCTGATTCGGTAATTATCGAAACGAAAGCCTCTGGTATCCCGTTAACGCAGGAATTACGGCGACAGGGTATCCCAATAAATACCTTTTCACCGAGTAAAGGTCAGGATAAGATCGCTAGATTAAATGCGGTGAGTGGAATTTTCCAAGAAGGCCGTGTTTGGGTGCCTGATACGAACTGGGCGCAAGAATTAGTAGACGAAGTTGCTGATTTTCCGAACGGGGATAACGATGATTGCGTAGATGCAACTACTTTAGCCCTAAGTCGTTTTAGACAGGGCGGATTTTTGCGATTAGACGGCGATTATAACGACGAAGACGAGTATTATCCGAAAATACGGGCATATTACTAATTTACCGTTGTAAAAAACTAGAGTAGGGTAGCGTTCCATGGCTGAAGTGCAATTCCCAGAAGAGTTAGAAGGCGAAGAAGCGGTAGAAATTCTTTTTGACGAGGAAGATAACCTCGTTGACCCTTCGATGTTAGAAATGGAAGTAGATATTCCGTTTGAAGAAAACCTTGCCGAGTATTTAGACCCAGCTACCCTATCTGAAATTTCTAGCGAGCTACTTAGTTCGTATGAAACCGATGTTGACTCTCGTCAAAATTGGTACGAAACATTTAAAGACGGTTTAGAGCTACTAGGTATTGAAAACGATCCTCGTAGTGAACCGTTTGAAGGCGCGAGCGGCGTATACCATCCCGTATTAGCTGAAGCGGCTACGCATTTTCAAGCGCAAGCATATAAAGAACTGTTACCAGCTAACGGCCCTGTAGATACGAAAATTATGGGCGCTTCTAACGATCCTAAAGCGATGCAAGCTAATCGCGTTAAGGATTTCATGAACTACCAGCTGATGTATAAAATGGACGAGTACGATCCTGAAATGGATCAGATGTTGTTCTTTTTGCCGTTGGCAGGTTCTGCGTTTAAGAAATGTTATTACGATCCTACGATGGGTCGTGTTGTTTCTAGGTTTATTAAAGCTGAAGATTTAGTTGTCCCGTATAGCGCGACAGATTTACATACATCACCTCGTATTACGCATCGTTTAACGATGACGGAAAATGATCTTCGTAAACTACAACTCAGTGGTTTTTATATAGACGAGGAGATGAATCCTCCGTCTTATTCTGACGATAGCGATTCGGTACAGCAAAAAATTGATCAGCTAGACGGCGTTACTCGTACAGGGAACCAGCACGACTATACGCTGCTTGAGTTTCACGTCGAATTAGATATCGAAGGTTTTGAGCATACAGATAAAGACGGAGAGCCTACTGGGTTAGCTATTCCGTATATCGTAACGATTTGTAAAGATAACAATAGTGTTTTATCAGTTCGTAGGAACTACGAAGAAACTGATCCTATGCGTAAAAAAATTGAATACTTTACGCATTATAAATTCCTTCCAGGATTAGGGTTTTACGGTTTCGGTCTAATCCATATGATTGGTGGCGTTACGAAATCAGCGACCGCAATCCTCCGACAACTTATTGACGCGGGTACGTTAGCAAACTTACCCGCTGGATTTAAAGCGCGTGGATTAAATATCCAGCGTTCTGATGATCCAGTACAGCCTGGAGAGTGGCGGGATGTAGACACTCCTGGAGGAACTATCCGCGATTCCTTTATGCCGCTTCCGTATAAAGAACCTAGCGCAACTTTAGCGCAGTTATTAGGACTACTCGTAGAGTCTGGACAGCGGTTTGCGTCTGTAATGGACAATCAAACTGGCGACGCTAACTCTAACGCCCCAGTAGGTACTACCGTTGCGTTGTTAGAAAAAGGTCAGAAAGTTATTTCTGCAATCCATAAGCGGTTGCATTACGCGCAGCGTAACGAATTCAAAATACTAAAGCGACTATTCGGCGAGTATCTACCTCCTGAATATCCGTACCAAGTGCAGGGCGCACAACAAACTGTTTTCGCTGAGGACTTTAACAACAGCGTAGATGTTATTCCTGTTTGCGACCCTAATATCTTTAGTACGACACAGCGAATTATTTTAGCGCAGACTCAACTTCAGATGGCTCAGAGTGCACCTCAGATCCATAATCTGAAAGAAGCGTTCCGCAAGATGTATATCGCGCTGAACATTAAAGATATCGACGATATCTTAATGCCAGATATGGCCCCTGCGCCTAAAGACCCCGTCCAAGAAAATATGGACGCATTGATGAGTGCTCCTTTACAAGCGTTCATTCAACAAAACCATGACGCCCACGTTCAAGCACATATGGCGTTTATGCAAAATCCTCAAACACAGCAGAACCCACAAGCGATGGGCGCACTCCAAGCGCATATTCAACAGCACCAAGCTCTGAAGTATCGTATTCAAGTGGAAGAAATGTTGACTCAACAAGGTATCCAGCTACCACAGCCAGGGCCAGATGGTCAGATGCCGCAGTTACCTCCAGAAGCCGAAAGCCAAATTGCTATGGCAGCTGCTCAGGCGACTCAGCAGATTACTGGTCAAGAACAAGCTCTTGCTCAAGCGATGGCCGCACAGCAGCAAGATCCTCAGCGCCAGATGTTCGAAGAACAGATGGAATTAGAATTCGAAAAACTCAAACAGCGTGATAAAGAATCCGAGCGTAAAACGCAGTTGGAAAGAGAGCGTATTGAATCTCAAGAACAACAAACGGATATCCGTATAGCTTCTGATCTACAGCAAGCAGAGATGCGCGACGATAGAGAAGTAGATTCGAATTTAACTGAGATTGCAAAGATTGTTCGGGAGTCACAGGAAAGGGACTAAGTGTCACACTTAATAAGTAATATTCCACATTTCAATTGTTGGGTTAGAAAAGAATACACACATAATCATCTACAGTATCACGGAGAGTATTTACATGCAATAGCTATTGCGGTAAACACTATCCCAGATAGATGTTTATCCTTTCAAGTCGTATTTACAGGATACGAATTGAATGAAGATGAAGATTCTGAAAATCTTCATGGGGGAGCAATGTGGGCTAGGATGCCTATTACTGCTTTAGTTGCTGACGCGATGATTGATGAAATGCCTGAATCAATGGCAACTCATTTAGCGCAGCCTTGGGACTGTAGTTCCCGAGACCATGAGGTTATTGTTATGGATCGTGTATCTTCTAGCCCTTGGCTATGTAAGATAGATAGCGAGTTCCATACAGGGAAGTATTTGTTTACTGTAGATTATACAGGAAATGATATAGCTGATGATCCTGCGCAGCATAAGCAGAGTCATGTTATTCAGCTGACTGATGCAGGAAAATGGACAGGCAATATTGTAGCACTGCCTAACAATCGTGTAAGAGCGACCAATCCTGCGCTATGGGAGACAGGTTCAGGAGCGCCGGACTTTTATCCTAGTCAACACGTGCATAGCGCGGAAATTGACGATAGCTACATGGATCCGAACATTACGTTTAATAACTTGTACGCCGAAGGAGATTAGAATGCCAGGACACAAAACGAATAAAAAGATGCCTAAGAAGATGGGTATGGGCGGTAAGACCGCTAAAAAAATGCCGATGAAAATGAAGCGCGGTGGTAAAACAGGTTCTAAGTCTCGTAGTAAGAGTAAGAAATGAGAAACCTTAGAAACACGGAAATGCCTTATCCGTCCCCTAAAACTCAAAAGGCAGGAGTTCAACCGTCAATCCCAGAACCTTCTAACGAAGGTTTTGCAAAAGCTACGATGCTGGCAGAAAAAACTATCAGCATTCCTGGCAAAAAAGTAAAGACAAAAGGAACTGGCGCAGCTACTAAAGGATTAGATTTTACAAGCTACGTTAACTAATGGACTTTATAAAATATTCGGAGTATTTACTCCGCAAGCTGCGCGAGAGACAAGAAGATCTCGCGCAGACTCTCGCCACAGGTGGCGCACAAGACTTTGTTCAGTACCAACGTGTCGTTGGTGAAATCTCAGGGCTTAATTTCGCTGAACAAGAAATAACTACCCTGCATGGAAGGATGGAAGATGTCGAAGACGACTGAAGACGTTGATTTAAGTAGCATAGGAGCTACCCCAGAACGAGTTCTTAATTTTGGTTCTGATACGCCATTGGAACCTACTAAAGAAAGTATAACCTCTGAAAATTATGAAGCTCATGCAGATAAACTGCCGAACCCTACTGGGTATCGTTTGTTAATTCTGCCGTTTACTCCTCCAGAGAAAACAAAAGGCGGCATTATGTTAGCTAAACAAACTCTTGATAAAGAGCGGATAGCTACCGTAGTAGGGCTTGTCGTAAGAAAAGGCCCAGATGCTTATTCCGATCCAGATAAATTTCCTGATGGCTCTTGGTGTGAAGAGGGTGATTGGGTAATTTTTGGTCGCTACGCGGGAGCTAGGTTTAACATCGACGGAGGCGATATGCGTCTTTTAAACGATGACGAAATTTTAGCTACTGTAAATAATCCAGAAGATATTCTGCAATAAGGTGATATGTAATGGCTGAATCCCAAGATATTGAACTGATACTTCCTGATGAGGAAGTCGATTCTAGAGAAGCGGATGTTCTACAGGAACCTGCGCAAGACTTTGATATGTCTGCTCGAGAAGAAACTGCTTCTAACTCTGATGAATTAGAAGAATACAGCGACGGTGTTAAAAAACGCATTGATAAGCTAACTTATCGTATGCGTGAAGCTGAACGCCAGAGAGAAGAAGCGATTGAGTTTGCTAAGAAAATCTCTGAGCAAAATAACCAACTTCAAACTAAGTTACATTCCTCCGATTCAACTCTAGTCAATGAGTATACTCAGCGTATTGAGCTAGATAAGGAGCGAGCGCGTAGGGCACTCAAAGAAGCTCAAGAACTTGGTGATGCTGAAGCTATTGCTCTAGCTACAGAAGCGGTTGCTAAAACTTCTTACGAAGCGCAAAATGCCCAAAGATTAGTAGCACGACAGAAAAACGCACCTCAACAAGTGCAAGTTCCTGAAATGCCGCAACGGAATATACAACCAGCTGCTCCAGACGCTAGTGCGGAAGCATGGGCTGAAAAGAATGGTTGGTTTGGTGAAGACGAAGGCATGACGTATGCTGCCATGGGGATTCATCAAAAGTTAGTTAAGGAAGGTGTGCCTCCCAGCTCTAAACATTATTACCAGAGGGTAGATGCGGAGATGAGAGACCTCTTTCCACAAAAGTTCGCCGATGAGACGAAAAACGTGCAATCTTCTGTAGCAGGTGCCAGCCGTGGTGTTGGTTCTGTAAAGAAAGGCGCACGCAGTGTAAAACTCACACCTTCACAAATAGCAATTGCTAAAAGAATAGGTGTGCCTCTAGAAGAGTACGCAAAGTTTGTATAGGAGATGAAAATGACAGATCGTACCTCCAGGTCTGCTGAAACACGAGAAAAGAAAACTCGCCGTAAACCTTGGCAACCGCCATCTATGTTAGACGCCCCTACCGCCCCTCCTGGATATAAACACAGGTGGGTTCGTGCAGAAGTCCGTGGGCATGATGACCGAGCGAATATGTCTAAACGTATTCGTGAAGGATTCGAGCCTGTAAGAGCAGAAGATCATCCAGATTTCGATGCCCCTACGATTGAGGACGGTAAACACGCCGGTGTGATAGGTGTTGGTGGTCTTATTCTCGCTAAAATTCCTGAAGAGACCGTTGAAGAACGTAATTATTACTATAACAGTAAGACTGCGGAACAACTTCAAGGTGTTGATAATGATTTGATGCGAGAGGCCGATCCAAGAATGCCGCTGAGACAAAGCGACATGCGGAGAAGCACTAAAGTGGAATTCGGAAGCCCCACAAAGGCTACGGATTAATTCATTATTTCCTTAGAGGACTAAATCATGGCTAATACTGACGCCCCTAACGGGTTCACCCCAGCCTACCACCTTTATGGTGGAACGATCCGTCCCCAGAAATTGCGTATTGCAAGCGCGACCAACGCCTCCATTTTTACTGGAGATGTAGTCAATCTTTCTTCTGGGTACGTTATCCAAGGCACTGCTACAGGAACTCCTGCTGGAGTTTTTGCTGGCGTTTTCTACACCGCAACAGACGGTACACCTACATACTCTAATATGTGGACAGCAGACCTAGCTACGCTAGGCGGTGCTGACGCAGAAGCGTATGTGTATACCGATCCTGCAATCGTGTATGAAGCACAATTTACAGCAGGTACTCCTGCCGTAAGTTTCATTGGTAGTAAATATACTATCACTACTACCGCTGGTAGCACTAACAATGGTCGATCCAAAGAAGGTGTAACAGCGACAACAAGTAGCGGAATAGCGTTGTTGAATAGGTTCGTAGATTCCCCAAGCAATAGCATCGGTGCTAATGCTCGTGGGTATTTTTCGTTCCCAACTAACGTATTCGCTGTATAGTCGAAGGAGAGTAACTAATGGCTATTAATAGAGCGCAACTCGTAAAAGAGCTTGTTCCTGGCCTTCATGCTCTTTTCGGACTAGAGTATGATCGCTACGACGCTGAGTACGAAGAAATCTTCGAAACCGAAACTTCAGAACGAGCTTTTGAAGAAGAGGTAATGTTGACTGGCTTCGGCGAAGCTCCTGTAAAGTTTGAAGGTTCTGGTGTTACTTATGACACCGCACAAGAATCTTTTACTGCACGGTACTCGCATGAAACTATCGCTTTGGCTTTTTCATTGACTGAAGAAGCTATTGAAGATAATTTGTACGACACCTTGTCCTCACGTTATACGCGAGCACTTGCTCGTTCTATGATGACCACTAAAAACATTAAGGGCGCGAACGTATTGAACAATGCGTTTAGTTCTTCTTTTGTTGGTGGTGATGGCAAAGAACTGTGTGCAACTGATCACCCGACTGTAGGTAATGAGACCCAACGCAACGAGCTATCGACTGCGTCGGATCTTAATGAAACCTCACTAGAGCAGTCGCTGATCGATATCGCAGCTTTCGAAGATGAGCGGGGTCTAAAGATCAACGCACAAGCCCGTAAGCTGATTATCCCAACCGCACTGCAATTCGTTGCAGATCGTCTACTGGAAACTCCTGGACGAGTCGGTACGGCTGATAACGATATCAACGCACTACGCAACATGGGTATGGTTCCTGAGGGATACACCGTCAATCATTATCTAACAGATACTGATGCGTTCTTCCTGACGACTGACGTACCTAACGGTCTGAAGCACTTTGTGCGTTCTCCTGTATCGACCAGTATGGAAGGTGACTTCGAAACTGGTAATGTTCGGTACAAGGCCAGAGAGCGATACAGCTTTGGCTTCTCCGACTGGCGTGGTATTTTCGGCTCTCCTGGAGCTGCGTAATATCGCGAAAGAAAGGGGCACTAGTTGCCCCTTTTCTTTTTCTCCTGTATAAACGCATTATCTGAGAAAAACAGCCCTAGCGACCGACTCAGACGGACGTTACGAAGACTCTAGGGCGAATCCTTTCGTAAAGAGGTATTTATAATGGCACAGACTACTTTTGCTGGCCCAGTCAGATCTTTGGCGGGTTTTATAAACGCAGGGACTAACGCTACAGTTAGCCTAACCGCAGACACAACAATAACTGTTGCATCTCACGCGGGTAAGATTCTTCTTTGTAATGATGCAGACGGTAAGTTTACTTTGCCCTCAATCGTTACAACTAGTCCTACCGACCCAACTTCCCCAGATCAAACAAATAATTTAGGTGCTCAATTTACATTCGTAGTTGTAACAGCTGCTACTGATATGGATATTTTGACAGACGGCACCGATAAGTTTGTTGGAGGGGTTTACACAGGCGTAGATGACGCAACTGGTAAAACCTTTATTTCTGGGGCTTCTAACGACGTAATTACGTTAAACGGCAGCACTAAAGGCGGTCTTGCAGGAAGTATTATCCGAGTTACAGCTATCGCTAGTGCGAAGTATGCAATAGAAGGGCTGACCCTTGGATCAGGCACTATCGTCACTCCGTTTGCAGACGCTTAATACGGGAGTAAATTGATATGGCAGATGCAGTAACTTCAACAACTATCTCTGATGGTACGCATAAAGCTGTCATACAACTAACTAATCTTAGTGACGGTACTGGCGAAGATGCCGTAACTAAGATTGACGTTAGTGGTTTGGCAGCGAGAGAAGATGGAACTGCGTGTAGTAGTGTGCTTATAGAAAAAGTAAGTCATTCAATTATCGGCTTTACACAAGTACAGCTTTTGTTTGATGCGACTACTGATACGATAGCCCTAGGATTAGCTCAGGATAGTAATGGTCACATGGACTTCAGTGAGTTCGGCGGTTTAAAAAATACTGCGGGTAGTGGTAAAACTGGAGATCTCAACCTGACGACTATCGGCGCGTCATCCAATGATAGTTATGTTATTGTCTTAGAACTTTTGAAGAACTATGGGTAATGGCTACATCCGGCACACGCACTTTTAGTCTAAATGCTGCTGATGCGATAGAAGAGGCGTATGAACTAGCAGGTCTAGAATATCGTACTGGTTACGACGGTGTAACCGCACGCCGTTCTATGAATATTATGTTTGCTGACTGGTCAAACAGGGGCATACAAATATGGGAAGTAGAACAAGTATCTTTAGATTTAGTTGAAGGTCAAACGACTTACGATTTGAATCAGTTTGATATAGATATTTTAGACGCTGTTATACGTCGAACAACTAACGGAATACAAACAGATTTCCAACTAGATCGTATAGATCGTGGGGAATATTTAGATATACCTAATAAGTTAACGAAAGCGCGAGTCACTCAATATTATCTTGAGCGCACGATTACACCGAAGCTCTATGTCTGGCCTGCGCCTGAAAACTCTACAGATAAATTTGTATCGTACCGTTGGAAACGCATCCAAGATATTACAGAGTCTGTAAACGATGTAGATTTACCTAGTAGATTTCTTCCTTGTCTTACCTCTGGATTAGCTTTTTATTTAGCTATAAAAAAGAATCCAGAAAAAGCAGGGTTATTACAACCTTTGTACGAACAGAACTTAATAAACGCAATACGTTACGATGACGACGGCTCATTAAGATTAGTACCTAAACGGACTTATTTGTAATGGCTTTTGCGGTAGGTAAATACGCATACGGCGTCTGTGACCGTTGTGGGTTTCGTGTCAAATATCTACAGATGAAAATGGAATGGACAGGCTTTAAAGTTTGTTCAGAATGTTTCGAACCTAAACATCCACAACTAGATCCTCCGCACCATGTTTCTGATCCAGAGGGGCTAAGACAAGCTAGACCTGAAACCCCTTTACCACAAGCGCAGTTAGGACTGGTAAGAACGACAGGGCCGAGTAATACAACTGATTCAGGCGTTAATGTAGGTGGCCAACCGTTAAGTGTTGTAGACCCTATTGGTACTGATTTTGTAGGTGTCTTAGCTACAGGTAGTGTCGGAACTATTACGGTGACAACGACATGAGTTTTACATTAGCTACATTGAAGTCTACGGTTCAAGATTATTGCGAAACAGCAGAAACAACTTTCGTTTCTGATTTAGATACGTTTATTAAAGAAGCTGAAGAACGGATTTTAAAAGCAGTAGAGCTGCCGGTTTTTAGAAAAAACGTAACAGGTTCTGCTTCTGCGAGTAACACCTATTTAAGTACGCCAACTGACTTTTTAGCACCTTACAGTTTGGCTGTAATCTCTAGCAGCGTGTATAGCTACTTGTTGTATAAACACGTTTCTTTTATTAGAGACTTTACGCCTAATTCTGCAACGACAGGCATTCCAAAGTATTATGCATTATTTGATGATAATACTTTTATGTTAGCACCTACTCCAGATCAAGGTTATTCGTTTGAACTACACTATAAATACCGGCCTGCATCGTTAACTACGACTTCAGGTTCAGAAACGACATGGCTTTCTGATAATGCTCCCGACGCGATGTTATATGGCACTTTAGTGGAGGCTGCGACTTTTCTTAAAGTTCCAGAAGAAGTAGCTCAATATGAGCAACGCTTTGTTCAAGCAGTAAACGGTCTTAAAAACTTAGGTCAAGGCTATGGTTCAAGAGACGAATATCGGTACGATATTTCTAAAGGATAAATGAAATGTTGATTCAAGCTCCGCAGATGGAGATAGGCGAAGTATTTGTAACAACGACTACAGATAAAGGACATGATCCTGAGTTTTGGGCAAAAGTTGCTTCTGATAGAATTATTAGTGTTGGGGGGGAATGCCACCCCGTAATTGCACAACAGGCCGAAGCGTTCAAGCAATCTGTACAAACAACGGTAAGTTTTTATATAAAAGAAGCAATTAAAAGTGATAGAACAACCTTAATTGCTGAATTAGAACGTCAAGGCCATAAAGACATGGCAGACATAATTAGGAGTCTATAATGGCTATTACGACCGCAATGTGTACTTCTTTTAAGAAAGAACTTATGGAAGCAGTGCACAATTTTAAAAATTCAGGCGGCAGTACCTTTAACTTGGCGCTGTACACAAGTTCCGCTTCTTTGGGCGCAGGCACTACAGCCTATACTACGTCTAATGAAGTTTCTGGTACAGGCTATACGGCTAAAGGTGCTGCACTCACTCGTGTAGATCCGAGCACCTCTGGAACTACGGCATTGACAGATTTTGCAAATTTGACCTTTAGCTCTAGCAGTATTACTGCACGTGGCGCATTGATTTTTAACGATAGCGCGTCAGGTGATCCGTCTGTTTGTGCTTTAGATTTTGGCGGAGATAAAACATCTAGTTCAGGGGATTTTACTATTCAATTCCCTACAGCGGATGCGTCTAACGCCATTATTCGTATCGCATAGCGAGTAATATGTGGCAGACCTTAATGGATGGGGCAGAGGCACTTGGGGCGAAGGCCCATGGGGTCAAGCAGACCCTGTTGAGGTTACAGGTGTTGCAGCAACTGGAGCGGTCGGTTCCGTCACAGTTTCTGCGGATGCGAATGCTGCTGTCACAGGTGTGGCAGGAACGGGGTCGATTGGCTCCGTTACGATTGTTGAAGGAACGGGCATTACCGTTTCTGTTACGGGAGTGGCAGGAACGGGAGCTATCGGAACGCTTACTGTATCGTCAGATGCGAATGTTAGTGTTACTGGCATTACTGGTACTGGAGCGGTTGGCTCAGTTACGGTCAGCGCAGATGCGAATGCTTCAGTCACTGGAGTCGCGGGTACTTCGGCTGTCGGAACAACCACAATTAGCTCAGATGCGAATGTTGCTGTTACAGGTGTGGCAGGTACTTCAGCGGTTGGCACAGTCACTGCAACAGGAGATGCAGTATTTTCTGTTACAGGTGTGGCAGGTACTTCAGCGGTTGGCACAGTCACTGTTGGTCTGGGCCAAACGATCGTTCCAACAGGTGTTGCAGCAACTGGAGCGGTTGGTAATGTAGTTGTTGCGGATGCAGTTATTGGGGTAACTGGAGTATCTGGAACAGCGGAGATAGGGTATTTTAATGTTTGGGGTCTAGTAAATGAGGCTCAAACTCCAAATTGGAATAATATAACGGACAGTCAGACTCCTGGGTGGGCTGATGTTTCAGACAGTCAAACCCCTAATTGGGATGAGGTAGCTTAAAAATGGCAACTTACGTTAACGATCTACGCCTAAAAGAGATATCTACCGGCGATGAATCAGGTACTTGGGGAACTAGTACGAACACGAACCTTGAGTTGATTGCGGAGGCTTTTTCCTTTGGGACGGAAGCTATTACGACTAATGCTGATACTCATACTACTACTATTGCTGACGGGTCTACTGATCCGGGCCGCAGTCTCTTCCTCAAATATACTGGCACTCTTGATAGCACTTGCACCATCACTATAGGGCCAAACACGGTCAGCAAGCTCTGGTTCATTGAGAACGCAACGAGCGGATCGCAGAGCATCATCATCAAGCAAGGCAGTGGTGCTACGGTCACCATCGCCAACGGTCAGACCAAAGCTATCTATAGCGACGGTGCTGGATCAGGCGCTGCGATGGTTGATGCGTTTACCGATCTATCTGTCCCGTCGTTCTTTGTATCAGGCGACTTGGATGTAGATGGCACCACTAATCTTGATGTCGTGGACATTGATGGTGCTTTGACTCAAGACGGTGGCGCTGTATTTAACGAAGCAAGTGCAGATGTTGATTTTCGCATTGAGTCAAACGCAAACACTCACGCTTTTTTCTTAGAAGGGAGCACTGGAAATGTCATGTTTGGCGGTTCTACGTTTGACAACGGTAACTTTTCTGGAGATGCGAACGGTATAAATGTTTTTGATGCTACGCACCCAATAGTTCTTATAAAAGAAACGACTAGCAACAATACCTTTGAAATGGGCTTGACTACTGCCGCCGCTTTTTTAGCGACACAAGACGCCATCCCTATGAAGTTTGCAACGAGCGATACAGTCGTTTTTGAATTAGCGGCAGATGGCGCTCCATCCACTCCGACAGCAGGGACATCCAACGTAAGATTAGGAGTTAACGCTGGCGACAGCATTACCTCTGGCGGCAACTATAATGTGGTTGTGGGCGATGAAGCGGGTACGGCTTTAACTACGGGTGACGGTAATGTTGCCATTGGTTATGCGGCTTTACAGACAGAAGACGCACATGGACTTAATGTTGCTATTGGTAATGCCGCCTTATTAAATTTGAACGCAGGAGCAAATGCTTACAACGTGGCTGTAGGCGCAAGTGCAGGAACCGCAATCACCACGGGAACACAGAACACTCTCATCGGTGGTCTTGCTGGTGATGCTTTGACTGATGCTGATTTTAATACATCTATTGGTTACGGGTCTTTAAGTTCAGATACGCTAGGAAGCAGAAGTACGGCTGTAGGCTACCTAGCACTTAGCGCACAAAACTTTACCACCGCCACTGAGGTTTATAACACCGCTGTTGGAATGTTTGCGGGAGGCTCAGTCACCACGGGAACCCAAAATACGTTAATTGGGGGTCTAGCTGGGGATGCTCTAACAGACTCAGACTATAGTGTAGCTTTAGGATACGCGGCATTAACCTCCGATACTTTAGGAACTAGAAGTGTTGCGTTAGGTAGTTTTGCGCTTAGTCAACAAAACTTCACCACAGCTACTGATGTCTACAATACTGCTGTTGGTCATAGTGCGGGGGGCAACGTCACTACGGGAACTGCAAACACTCTAATCGGTGGGCTTTCAGGTGATGCAATTACGACAGGCGCTTTTAATACAGGCGTTGGTACAAATTCTTTGGGAGCACTTACCACCGGGTCAAATAATGTAGCCATCGGCGAGGTTGCTTTAGATGCAAGCACTGAAGCTGATGATAATGTAGCTGTCGGTGTGAGTGCATTAGGCTCAGACGTTCTTGGCAGTCGATCTGTTGCCGTTGGTCGAGCCGCTTTAGCAGCCCAAAACTTCACTACGGCTACACAAACTCACAATGTGGCAGTTGGTTACTACGCAGGTAACGCAGTCACCACGGGAATCCAGAACACCCTCATCGGGGGACTTGCTGGTGACGCTCTAACTACCGGCTATAATAACGTGGCAATTGGCGTTGAGGCATTAACGACAGATACTCAAGGCGCTCAAAATGTCGCTATCGGCAAAAGCGCGTTACAAAATCAAAACTTCACAACTGCGACTACTTCTTACAATGTAGCCGTTGGTATGCAAGCAGGAGCGTCAGTCACCACGGGAATTCAGAACGTCCTCATAGGTGGTCTAGTAGGTGACGCTTTGACTGACGCCGACTTCAACGTGGCGATGGGTTACGCAGCTTTAAGTGCAGATACTTTAGGTAGTAAAGCAACAGCTATAGGTCACGGTGCGTTAAATGTTCAAAACTTTACTACTGCTACAGATTCTTTTAACACAGCAGTAGGCTATGTAGCAGGTGCGGCAATCACCACGGGAGTTCAGCATGTTCTTATCGGCGCTCTTGCGGGCGATCACCTTACGGAAGGTAATTCAAATATAGCGATTGGCAAAGGCGCTCTTACTGCTGACACTCTTGGAAGCAATGCCGTTGCTATTGGTAAAGAAGCTTTAGCTACTCAAAATTTTACAACTGCAACAACTAATTACAATATTGCAGTTGGCTATGAGGCAGGTAAGTCAGTCACCACAGGCGTAGAGAATACACTGATTGGCGGTTTAGCAGGAGATTCAATTAATACAGGTTCAAGAAATACAATAATTGGATTTGAAGCAGGAGAAACGCTAACAACAGCGACGGATTGCGTAATTATTGGTCATGGTTGTGAGCCTTCTGGTGTTGGCGCAGATATTCAAATTGTAATGGGTGCTAGTGCTACAGGCGTAGGTAATGGAAACTTTACTGTTGGTAACGGTTCAGTTGATAGCAATCTTGTTTTAGGCGCAACTACTTGGACTGCTCCATCTGACTCTCGCATGAAAGAAGACGTTGCTACATCAACAGCAGGTCTATCCTTTGTTAATGATTTACGTCCTGTAACTTATAAGTGGAAAAAGGAAAAAGACCTTCCAACTTCAATGGATGCTTACGTTGAAGGCTCTGAAAAACGTGTCATAAACGATACAACCAACCACGGCTTTATAGCTCAAGAAGTTAAATCTACAATTGACGCTCATCCAGAAATTAAAGATGGCTTTGATATGTGGATGGAAAAAGACAGCGATGGTCAGCAACGTGTAGCACCGTCTGCGCTTATACCGATTTTAACCAAAGCAATCCAAGAGCAGCAAGCCTTGATTGAATCATTAACCGCAAGAATTGAAACCTTAGAAGGATAAATAACTATGAGCGAAGATAGAACAGCAGAAGAATGTGCAGCAGACTTCACCGCAATGGGTCACAGCATTAGTCTAATTACAGACGTAATCGCGGGTGACGCTATGGCAGATGAAGAAGCCGCAGACAGGCAGGATTGTGTTGACAGAAATGTAGCGCACCTTGAAATTATGAAAGCTAAAGAAGATTGGGGTAGCGAAAGTTTTACAGCTACTGACTCAGCTATTAGCGCCGGAAAAGGATACACAGCATCATGAGCGAAGAAACAGTAGTACGAACAGCAGAAGAAAAAGCACAAATGTATCAAGCCATGCTGGATGGCGCTAACGTCATCACTAGTGTGCTGGATGCAAACAACGAGTTTTACAACGACATGACAAATGCTGAAAAGCAGGAGCGTGTACTGCGTAGCTCTGGATACCTTGAATACGGCAAAGCACTAGGCGATTGGGGGTCAGAAGACTTTACCGCTATCGACAGTGCTGTAACCGCAGCCAAAGCCTATACACCATAAGGAAAAATAGACCGTGCAAATTGAACTGAGTGAAAACGACATTAACGTGATCCTAGCGATATTGGGCGATATGCCAAGCAAAACTGGGACGTGGCCTTTGATGATGAAGATTAAGGTACAAGCTGACGCGCAACTCGTTGAGCCAGAAGAAGACGAAGAAGGCGAGGAAGAGACTGAAGAAGTCGTAAATGGCTGAAATACAGTTTCAGATGCACCCGCTGCCGTCAGTATTCCTGATGGAGTTGGACATCCCGACAGAGTTTGTTGAGTCTTGTAACGACTACCTCGATGAGTTAGTTACACAAGACGATAAGGTCAGCGCAGCGCACACGCTCGTAGGCCAGATCAAGACGGGTGAGCAGTTAGTAATGGATCACGAAGATCCAAGGCTGGCACCGTTTTCTAGGTTCTTGTGCGAGATGGGCGTGACGTATATCAACCAGTTTATGGCCCAATCTGGTCAGTCGCTGGACGGTAACAGAAACGTCGAGATGGATGAGCTATGGTCGGTTCATAGCTACGAGGGTGATTACAACCCGATCCATGACCACGGCACTAAGACGGTGATGGGTATTAGCTGTACGACATGGACGAAGGTGCCGCCCCAGATAGTGCAAGGGCCAAGACCGGGGTCGCAAGAGTACGGGCTGTATAACGCCTCTGGCGAAAGCGATGGCTGTTTGTGTTTCAACTATGGACAATCGAGCACATGGGATAGAGAGCGGCTCAAACCTACACAGAATGTCGTAGTTAGGCCGCAGGTAGGTAGGCTATATATGTTTCCGAGTTGGATGCAGCATATGGTTTACCCTTTTCAGGGGGAAGGCGAGCGAAGAACAGTAGCCGCCAATATAAATTGTTTTCCTGTCGAGGGTGAGCAAGATGGACATAAGCATTAGTGATACTGCTCAAGTTAGTTGGAAGCAGGTAGCGGTACAAAAACAAGAGCGGTTAAGGACAGGCGCTGAAGGCGAGACTGTGCGAGAGGCGGTGGAGACGATCATACCGACTATGTACACCAAAGAAGGTAACAAGGTAGAAGCGCAACCATTAGCGCCTACCCAACGAGTGAATATATCGGTATGAGCGACAAAGGCGAACAAGCATTGAACGAAGTTAACGCCCATGAGCGAGAGTGTGCCTTGCGCTACCAGCGTATCGAAGAGCGCCTTGCAGAAGGCTCTGCTAAGTTTAAGCACCTAGAACATCTTATTTACGGACTGTACGCATTGATTGCAGCGGCAGCATTGCCGCAGTTTTTCATGGGGTGACCCCCTATGGTGATTGAATCAATCGCAGCGGCCTCCGCAACCCTGTCGGCTATAAACGGCCTGATCTCTCAGGTCAACGAGACAGGTCAGGGTGTCCACCAAGTTATGGGCATGATCTCGGATTTTGGTGAGGGCATCACTGAGTTTGAGGCTAGGCGGCGTCAAAGCACATTCAAGCCTTTAACCCAGAACGAAATCTTGAAGCTCCAGATGCTAAAGAGGCAATATGACCGGCATTGGCAGAGCGTCCACGATTTGCTCCTTGTCAGCGACCCGAAGCTCCTCGATGATTTCAAGGCCGCCAAAAAGCAGCAAGAGCTTGACAGGCAATCGCACTTAAAGATGATTGCTCAAAAGGCCAAAGCCCGACGACACCTTACGAACCAGATACTAGTGGGGGGCACAACGCTGATAATTGGTGGTGCCATTATCGCAATGGGTTTTGTGATTATGTTGAGGGTGTACGGATGATAATGGCGTTCTTGCTAGTCATGTTGGTAGAGGGCGAGCAAGTGGCAGGCCAGTTTCACTTTCGCAACATTCATAGGTGCAATCAGTTTGCATACTGGCTAGAACAAGGAACTGTCAAGCCTGTAGAGCGCAGGCGGTTAAACAACCAGCAAAACATTACAGCGTACTGTATTCCTGTTAAAGTTAGACCAAACATACAATTCTACGACTGATATGGCAGCAAAAAGATTAGAAGACGGTAGTGAATACGCCGAATACGATGCGGACGGCGATGGCATCGTTACCGATGAAGAACTACAGACAAGTAAAGAGTTGCAGGAGCTGCGCTTACGACATGAACGAGCAGATGCTCAACGTGCCATGTCATGGTTTGCCCTCTGGGGGATGCTGCTCTATCCATCACTTGTCGTTGTTAGTGAGTTTTTTGGAATGAATCAAGCAGCATCTATCTTGGGCGATATGGCAGCAGTCTACTTTGTCTCCGTTGCAGGTATACTAGCTGCGTTTTTTGGCGCACAGGCATGGTCAAATAGGAAATAGATTATGAGTATTGTTGCATCGCTAGTTGGGCCTGTCACTGGACTGCTAGACAAGTTCATAGAAGACAAAGATCAGAAGAACGCTTTAGCCCATGAGATAGCGACCATGAGCGAAAAACACTCGCATGAGGCGCTCAAGGGCCAGCTTGAAATCAACAAGATGGAAGCGGCCCATAAGTCCTTATTTGTCGCTGGATGGCGACCTGCTATCGGTTGGATCTGTGCGCTAGGGCTGCTTTATAATACGATTATCGCTAACATAATCAGTATCTGGGTAGCTGTACCAGAAGTAGATACAACACTTCTTGTCCCCGTTATGATGGGCATGCTCGGGTTGGGCGCTATGCGTTCATACGAGAAGGTTAACTCCGTAGCACGGGAGAAGTAATGAGTAAGCTAGTTGAAATGATCAAACGCCATGAAGGCGTCAAATCCAAAGTTTATTTGTGCTCCGCTGGCTATGAAACCATAGGCGTTGGCAGAAATATCTCAGAGTCGGGCCTTGGGCTATCTGACGATGAGATTGAATACTTGTTGTCGAATGATATAGCGCGAGTAAAAAGCGAGCTTGCAGATACATACTTTTGGTTCAACGGCATCAACGAAGCGCGGCAAGATGCAATGATCGACATGTGCTTCAACCTTGGTCTAACCAGATTGCGGGGATTTGTAAAAGCCCTTGAGGCTATGTCACGCGAACAGTTTGATGTGGCTGCTGATGAGTTCTTAGATAGCAAGTGGGCGCAGCAAGTTGGCATGAGGGCTGTTAGAGTGACTGAAATGATTCGATCTGGGGAATATCAATAATGCCTTTGCAGAAATTTATCTTTAATCCTGGAATCAACAAAGAAGGCACCGACTATAGTGCTGAAGGTGGCTGGTTCGACGCTAACTTAGTTCGGTTTCGTCAAGGGCTTCCAGAAAAGATTGGAGGCTGGGTAAAATATCTTGCATCTTCTTTTACGGGAACAGGGAGGAAGCTACACGGCTGGGTAGCTTTAAATGGAACTAAGATTCTAGCAATAGGTACAACGTCTAAGTTGTATTGGCAGGAGGGTGCTGGGTACAACGATATTACCCCTCTTCGAGAAACTACCGCTGCAGGAGATGTCACGTTTTCCGCTTCTAATGGTTCCTCTACGATCACGGTTAGTGATACAAGTAACGGGGTTAATCTAAACGATTTTGTTACGTTTTCCGGAGCAGCTTCGTTAGGTGGCAACATCATAGCAGCTGTTCTAAACCAAGAATACCAAGTTGCTTCGGTAGTAAACACTAATTCATACACGATAGAAGCTAAAGATACTTCCGGAGCCACAGTAACAGCGAATGCTTCAGATACTGGTAACGGTGGGTCTTCTACAGTAGGAGCATATCAAATTAACGTCGGTCTAGACGTTTTCGTATCCGGTTCTGGTTATGGTGTAGGCGCATGGGGTGATGGTACTTGGGGTTCAACCAGCTCGTTAGCCGCTAATAACCAGTTACGTCTATGGTCACTAGATAATTTTGGCGAGGATTTAGTTGCTAATGTACGAGCAGGCGGCGTTTACTATTGGGATTTTTCTACTGCTAGTCAAAGAGCTAAAGCTCTTAAAGATATACAAGGAGCAAATTTCGCTCCTACTGTCGGGTTACAAATTTTAGTTTCTGATATTGATAGGCACGTTATCGTTTTAGGAGCAGATCCAATAGAAGGCGGTAGCCGGTCTGAAGAAATAGATCCTCTACTCGTTGCATTTTCAGACCAAGAAAATCCATTAGATTGGGAGCCACGTGCTACAAATACTGCAGGGTCATTACGGTGTTCAGCAGGTTCAGAAATTATTGGTGGGTTAAGAGCTAGACAAGAAACACTTATTTGGACAGATGCTGCGTTATACAGCTTGCAGTTTATTGGGCCTCCGAACACGTTTGGCCTTACCCTTATTAACGAAGGAGTGAGCTTGATCTCTCCGAACGCTGCAATAAATAGTCCTAGTGGCGTTTTTTGGATGGATAAAAAAGGTTTTTATGCGTATAACGGTGCGGTACAGCCGTTACCGTGTAGCGTGCATTCTCATGTATTCGACAATATAAACGTAAGCCAAGCGTTTCAAGTGTTTGGATTTGTAAATAAACAATTTGATGAAATTGGTTGGTTTTATTGCACTGGAACCAGCACCGAGCCGGATAGTTATGTTACTTATAACTATGTCGAACAATCGTGGGCTATTGGTCAGCTTTCACGTACCGCATGGCTAGATGAAGGTATTGAGTCGTTTCCTCGCGCTACGGGCAAATATAGTTCTACTTCTTATGTATATTCCCATGAATCAGGAAACGATGATGACGGTGTTCCTATGGATAACGTCTTTATTGAAAGCGCTGATTTCGATATTGGAGAAGGAGACCAGTTCCAATTTATTCGTAGATGTATTCCTGATGTTAAATTTACAGGTGACTCCGGTAGTACGCAGGCGATTAACTTCGTGTTGAAGGCCCGTAATTATCCTGGAGAGTCCCTTACGACGGATATAACGTCCTCCTTTACCGGAACTACGACTAAAATAGATACCCGCGCTAGGGGCCGACAGGCGGCAGTACGCTTCGAATCTGACGATGACGGGGACGAAGGTACAAGATTAGGGGTTGGGTTTGTTATTGGAGCTACTCGTTTAGAAATACAGCCTAACGGTAGGCGGTAATGGCTAGAATCCTTAACGGAAGATTACCTGTTGTTAATCAAGATCCGGTGGATAGCGGATCGTTTAATAGAGCTATGAGGGTGTTGGAACTTGGTTTAGGGTCGTTCGATCCTACAGCAACTCCTCAGTACGCCAGTTCTAACAGGGACGAGCTAAGTTTTGCGGTAGGCGATATTATTTGGAATACTACAGAAGAGGTTCTTCAAGTATATTTGGGCAATTCTTGGCAGAACATTTCAACGCCAAGTACCTCTGGACTGAACGCAACAGGGAGTGTTGGTACAGTTCAGGTCGTTACGAACGGTAATATCGTGGTAGCACTATAGCTATGGCAAAGCCGAAGAAAAAACCTAAAGTCCCTGCGAAGTACCTAGCCGGTCTTACTGCTGAAGAAAAGAAGAAGCGTAAGAAAGAGATAGCTAGGAATAAAAAGAAGGCTATGAGCGATCCTTCTGCTTACAAGTTTTCGACTGATAAGAAAAAAGGTAAGCGTAGGAAAACGATAGAGTCTAAATATACTCGCAGGTTTAAAGAGAGGTTTGGTACAAAGTCATGAGTCTTTCCGATAAAACGAAAAAGGCACTGTCTAATAAAGCGGAAGCTGCTCGTAAAAAAGGCAAAAAAGTAACCGCTGGTCAACTCTCTCGCGTCTATAAACGTGGATTAGCTGCGTATAAGACAGGCCACCGTCCTGGAACATCGCAGCATCAGTGGGCGATGGCCCGTGTGAATTCTGTGCTTACAGGCGGTAAAGCGGCTACAGTTGACAAAGATATTATGAAAGGCTCTAAAGCTAAAAAGAAACCAGCTAAGAAGAAAACTTCATGAGTAGGATATTCGACGAAGATCAAACGAGTTCACTAGTTAGCTCTATGATGAATTCTGAATCTAACGCTACTAAATTTATGGAGCAAGGCGAAGATATTGGGCTACCCCGCGACGTTACGATGGACATTCTCAACCGTTACGCAACTTACGGTGCGAATACGGGAATCGGGAATCTTGGTGGTGAACGATTAGTTAACGCTCTTAATGACGAATACCGTAAACGTGTTGATGAGCCATTACAAAGTAATCCTCCAGAGATGTTTACTGGAGGTCTTACAGCTATAGCAGAGATTCTACAGAACCTTGGTTCTTCTGCTATAGAAGGAATCGGTAATGTCGGTAGTAGTATCGCGGATGTTTTTACTAGTGGTGGGGCGGAAGCAGCTAGTGGGGCAGCAGATAGTTCTGCCGCTGCAGTCGAAGCAGTAAACTCTCCTGTAACAATAAGCTCTGAAGGAGTACGAACAGCTGGAGAGGGTTTAGGGGAGGTTACTTTAGACGTTGCTTCTCCAGATTTAGCGAGCGTTGACCCAAGTCCTGATCCTACTCGCTTAGAAAAGTTTCAAAAGTATTTAGATGAAAACCCTTTAGTTGCTAAACAGCTTATGTCTTCAGGTCAAGATATTGGTAAAATTCTTGGGCAAGCTCTTGGTGGGGGTAGTGATCGTAAAAGGAGTGTCCCTGTTCGTGCTCCGCGCCCAAGGTTTCAGCCAGGAACTGTCCGTAGTCAACGTATTGGTATGGAAGATGGTGGTAGCGTTTTAGGCCGTAAATTGTTTTTAGATGGCGGCGAAGTTGATGGGCCTGGAGGCCCAAAAGAAGACTTAGTACCGATATGGGCGAGCGATAAAGAATACGTTGTTTCACATCAAGGCGTAAAAAATATAGGTGGCGGTGATTTCGATAAAGGAATCGCGGCTCTTGATAAAGTTAACTTTGGTAAATAATCATGGCTGAAAACGATACTGCATATAGTTATCAGGCTCCCGATCAAAATATCTATAACCTCCTTATGGGGTCAGGGAATCGTTTTGGTCTTATGCCTCAAGTTGAGGCGTACTACCGTAGCCAATTTGAAAATTTAGGTGGAGCGGATACTAATCCGTTTACTTATACAGGGGATCGTATTGCAGAATTTTCTCCTAGAGAAGAATACGCAATGCAACTTGCTGATCAAGGTATTGGCGCATACGCTCCGTATCTTTCTCGCGCTAAAGGATTAACCGAAGAAGCATTAGCTACGATCGCAGGCGGCAGCGCAGAAGCTAAAGCCGCACTACTTCGAGCACAACAACAAGGCGAAGACTATACCCGTACAGGGCTACAACAAGGAACTGATTTCCTAGGTCGAAGTATAGATAAAACTTCTGAAGCAGAACAAGGGCTTATGGGTCGTCTTCGCCAAGCAGAAGGTTCTTTTCGTGGAGCAGAACGAGAAGGGTTAGATTACGCTTCTGAAGCAGAGCGTATTGCTCGCGAAGGTCAAGCAATAACCGATCCTTTTTATAAAGAAGGTATTGCAGGAGTACGACAAGGTCGCGAAGCAGAAATAAGTGGTTTAAGTGCCGCTGACCAAGCTGCCCGTCGAGGAGTATCTGCCCAGAGTCCGTATTTAGAAGAAGCTCTGCAACAAACTCGCGCAAGCACTGCAGGATTTGATCCGTCTTCTGTTTCTTCGTATATGAATCCATATGAAGATGCAGTTGTACAACAGACTATTAAAGATATTCAAAAGGGACAAGCTCAAAGCGATATCGGTAGGCGGGCTAGTGAAATTGGTTCAGGAGCGTTTGGTGGTTCTCGCAGTCGATTAGGACAAGAAGAATCAGATATAGCCGCGAACCGTGGAATGATGGAAGCTGTTGGCGCATTGCGTAGCCAAGGCTATCAGAGTTCTCGTGACGCTGCGATGGGAGAGTTTGGTAGGGCTAGAGCCGCTGAAGCAGGTGCGGCAGGCATGACAGCTGGCTTAGGTGCGCAGGCAGGAGGCGCGGAGTCAGGATTAGCCCAGCTACTAGCGGGAACCGCTGGTCAACGAGGTTCATCTTACCGTGGTTCGGGAGCCGAGATTGCTGGATTAGGTGGTGCAATGGGCGGAAGCCGAGAGCGTCTCGCAGGTACTGTCGGTGCTTTAGGTTCTCAACGGTCTGGTTATCGCTCGGGGCTAGGTACTAACCTGAGTAATATCGGTCAAACTGGTTACGGTGCTAAAATGGGCACAGCAGGCGCATTGTCGGGAGCTGGCTCAGAACTGTACGGTATGGGTACAGGTGCAGGCCGACAGTTTTACGATATGGGAGCAGGAGCTTCGTCGGGATTATCTGGTTTAGCTGGACAATTATCTGGAGCGCAAACAGGAGCTGCTGGCGCTTATCAAGGATTAGCTGGTGCTGAACAAGGCTTCCGTCAAGGCGATGTTGGTTCGATGATGAATATCGGTGCGATGAACCGCGCTAGAAATCAAGCTGGTTTAGATTTAAATTATCAAAACTTTGTTGGTCAATATAATATGCCGCAACAGTTAATGTCGGGTTACGCAAACTTCTTAACTGGTGCTGGCCCGTTAGCTGGGGGTACGGGATATTCTGGAACTAGCCAAGCAACACCGTTTAGCGGATATGGAACAGCAGGTACTTTTACAGGAAGTAATTATTCTTATCCTGCTTATGGAATGGAGGACGGCGGTCGCGTTATACCTCAAGGTAACAAAGGATTAGCGGCATTATCGCGAAAAGCACCTGAAGTAGTACGCAAGATGGGGTTTACTCCAGCTAAGAAAAATATGGGCGGGGCTATTAATCCTCGATTCCCGATGGCATCCCGTAAATTAGGGGCATAACGTGGCGAATAATTTCGGTTTTAATATCGGCGGTGGTGGTGGCGGTATTGCTAATTTAGTCCAAGCCCCTAAAGTTACGCCTGTTCGCTCAGTGCAGTTTGCGCCTACGCCTCGACGACAAACGCAGCGCGACGAAAAAGATCCTAAAAAACAGATCCTTGGTGCGCTGTTAGGTACAGCTGCGCCGTTTGCAGCAGACGCTGCATTAAAAGGTTTAGGTTCAATAACGGGCTTAGAGGATAAGTTTTTTAAACCAGATCCCACGGCAGTTTCAGCGCAAGTTCCTGACATGGGCGTGCCTGAAGATATAGCTGCTGGCGAAGGACTTAGCCCAGAAGAACTTAGGCAAAGAATAAGAAACCAACGATTAGCGGAAATTTCTAATTCTCTCCCGCAAATCGGCACAGAAAGGAAAACAGGGTTGGGGAATTTAGCCAGCTCATTACTACAGTTCGCTCCTGCTCTGGCACTAGCAGGAGACGAAGACGACGGTTCTGCAGGCGCGTTTATTAGCGCAGCAAACGCAGCTAGAAAATTAGATGCAGCTACAGAACGGTCAGAAATAGATGCAGCTATACGAAGAAGCCAAAGTCGGGCTTCTGAATTTGCCAAAGTAGACCCCAAACTTACCTCAGTTACGGTTAATGGTTGGAAAGATGTAGACGGCAAGCTCGAAGGATATCAAACTAGAGCACTTCGTGATGAAAACGGGGTGACTTGGGTTGAAAGTCGTGGAGATACTCGATTTGATAAACAACAAGGTACTAACGAAGTTGTTCCTAAAGGTCAGTATTACCGCAACACTGACCTAACTTTGCTAGACGGAGAAATAGCAGAAGTTAAAACCGAAACTTTCCAAGATTCAGGCGGGAAAACTGACGGACAACTTTACGAAGTAAGTTTAGTTAACGCTATGGATCCTAAAACTGGACAAAGGATAATAGAAAGACGAGTATTGCAAGACGACGGAACATATAAAACTGTCGCCCAAATGAAACAAGAAGGATATAACTTAGTTTCAAGCGTTGATTTAACAACCGAACGAGCCGTTCCTGGAAGATTAAAAACGAATCAGCAGAATAAATTAGATAATTATGTGTTACGCAGAAACGGCACTCGTAATCTCGTTGCTTTAGCTACTCAGATTTTTGACCGTTTAGGTATGGCAGGTGCGTCTGTAGACGAAAATGGTGATTTAGTAAGAGACGAAAACGGAAACATCGTAGGTTTAGACGAAAGTATTACGACAGGTTCTACTGAGTATGCTGCAAACTTAACTGATGTTTTTGATAGAAATATCAGAATGTTCGGTTCAAAAATGGCCCAGATATACGGTATGGAAGGAGCTGACCAAACGTCTGTTTTTGATGAATTTATAAATAGAAATGTAGACCCAGATGCTGGTGCAGGAGCTGTACAACTTTCTGGTACTTTAGGTGCGTATCAGGCCGCTTTAGAAAGCACCGATCCTACGGATATAAGAAATACACGATCAATGTTAGTAGATGACCTACTGACCATTAGAAACAGCACTACTTCAAAAGATGCGGATAGCAAGACAAGTTGGCTTAATTTAGATAGAAAAGCATTAGATGAATATCTTCAAGACACTGGATTTTACGGTGCTGCACAAATCCGTTTAGCGTTTTTAATGGCTACTGCTAGAGGTGAGTCGCTATCGAGGATTTCTGATAGAGACGTAGCTTTAAACCTACAAACAATGGGTTTTGAAGACGGTGCCCCTTCTGTAGTTGTAGATAAATTAGGTGGTGCTATTTTCGACGCGATTAGAAATGTTGATAGAGAATTTGCGGGTTCTTCTACGCTGCGAAAAGTAGAGCTGCTAGAAAAGATGTCTCCTGCAGAACAAACTAGTACTTTAGAAAATATTCGAGATGATTTTGCAGCTAGATATAATTTAGATACTGGCCCAGATTCAGATCTTGACAGACTTTATAATTCTGAAGATCCTACAGAAATAGCTAGATTACGCAGGAAAATAAGAGGAGATGCGCAAAGAAATGTAGGTGGCGCTGGAACGAATACTTTTATTTACGATCCAAAACTCCAAATGTTTTTACCTGCAACAGTTGCCAGAGAAATACTCAGAGGCGAAGACCCAGAGTTCGGTAAGTTCGGTCGATATTTAGGTATGTTAAAATATAATTTACGAACTGGCCAAACTCCTGGAAAACGAAGCACCGCTCCATCTCGCGCTCGTAATCGCGCTGCAGTAAAAACTCCAGGAGGAGTTAATACTACAGGCACGTTTAGTGAACGGGTACAGAGCCAGAGCAAATAACTATGTCTAGTGAATTCTTACTTACAAAAGACCCGTTTTATGAGTCCGACGTTTTTGGAACGATCGCTACTGAAGCAGGCATAGATGCGTATTTAGATTCGGAAGGCGAAATAAATTCACGTTATCGCGATAGTGAAGGTAATATCCGAGCTTATACTCCTAAACAGATATTAGATTCAGGTGGCCCAAGGGCAAATGTAGTTCAAGAAGTTCAAACAGGGCAGGGAAAACAAAAGGTCGCGTTATCTAATCCCGACTTTTTCCGTTTCGCAGCGACATTAGAACAAGTTTTAAACGACCCTGAGAGATTACAACAAGTTCAAGACGAACTAGGCGTGAACGTTGATAAGCTGCGCTCTGACTTTGAAGCAGTCGAGCCTATCTACAGCGAAATGCATGCGCGTATTGGTAGGAACAGAGATCAAGCCCTAGTCTCTACTGACTATGAAAAACGAGAACAAGATGAGGAGCCGCTAGTTCCTCCAGCTATGCAAGTTAGCAGCGGCCTTCTTGGTTACGGCCTTATTCGGGGGGCCGAAGCTATTCGAGGGCTATCGTTTGAAACTAATGAGGCTCAACGAGAAGCGTCAGTTTTACGAGGAGTAAACCCCCGCTACGTTGAAAACTCTTATGAAGAGTTCGCCCCTATTGATTCTGATTATTTTTATCGTTCGGGCGTTTCCCCTGTTTTTCCGACTCCGACAGAATATAAAAACATTATTCGGAAATTTGACCCCGAAGCCGAAGTTGAATTAATTAACCCTCGTAATCCTCAAGACGGGTTAATCGTTAAAAGTAAATTTAATCCTTTTGACGAAGAGCGTGGGGATTACGCATGGCTCCCTGTAGCTAATGTACAGCCTGTTGAAGAAGCATTAGAAGGCGACATCTCTCCTGCGTTACGGGAACTTGCTAAATTTGGAGCGCAAGAAGGCGCGGGAATCGCGGCTGGTGGTTTTCTTACAAACGTAGCTGGTAAAGTAGCTAAAAACAGAATCCAGCAAAGACTGCAAAGAAAAGCTACCGATATAGATGAAGGCGAAGCTCTTTACAGATTACCTGAATCTAGGTTCGGTAAGGCAGTGGTTGAAGTTGGAGCTACAGCACTCGGAGTAGCTGGCACTGAAACTCTTATACGATTTGGACAACTTGCTTTAGGTGCAACCGAAGCAGGCGGCAACGTACAGCCTGACCTAACTTTTGAAAGAGCAGCAGAAGATTCGGGGGCCGTATTCAAAGCGGCACTTATGTATGGTGCAGGAGGAGACGCATTCCTTAGAAGCCTTGGGGCTATGTGGTCTAAATTGACTGGTCGACCAGTATCTAGTGAAATAATTGATACAATGATGGTCGAAGCAAGAGTATTAGGCGATAAAATTCGTCGAGTTAATAACGGTGATGCAGACGCGCTTCCTGAGGAAACGACTCCCGAAATGCGTCGAAGAATTACTGAAGTTGTTCAAGAAGAAACTGGTTTCGCTGAACAATTTGACGAACTAACTCCTGCAGAAATTATAAGAATTACCCAAGAAGGTTCTACAGAAGCAGCAAGGAGAATTAGGCAGCAAGCTCAAACTCTTGGACAAATGTCTGATAACGAACAAATCATAGCGTTTGAAGAATTGATGTCGGAAATTGCTTTAGAAATGCCCATAGCTGGAAAATTAGAAGATTTCCATAGGTCAAACTCTTCGTTGTTAGAACAGTTTTATACTGATATTTTAAGAAAATCGGGTCTCAATCCTAGAGAGGCTGAAGATTTAGGAATTACTAAAGAAACATTAAACGATGTTTTTACTGGTATTCGTAGTCAGAAATTAGTTAGCGAGCTTTCAGAAGAAGAACGAGCATTAGCCGAAAATATGGCTAATCAGCAATTAGGGCAAGCATTTGCGTTAGATACTTCTCGAGCTGGAAGACAACAAGCTGCAGAAAACATTCAAGAACAAGTTAGTACAGCACAAAGTCAAGCATTCCCTGATCGAAAATCAAGGCTTATTGTTCAGCGCAGTGAAGAACTAGACGGCACCCGTTCTCAAATAGACGGTATATTATCTAGAGAGCAATATAACGATAGCCAAGCGACTGTCAAACTTCCTAAATATATAAAAGGTGCTCTTGAAGATTTTTTAAACGCTAATAAACAAGAAGGTATTGTATTCGGCTCTGAAGACGCAGCTGAAGCGGCAGAGTTTATTAGAGCTATTTTGCCGAATCGAGAAACTGAAGGAATAAGTATCCAAATGCTATTAGGGCAGGGTCGAGAGGGGGGACAGTTTTTACCTCAACGAGACTTTACTCAACGAGAGCTAATTTTAACTAGGGAAAACTTATCCGCAGCGATATCTGGACACCCTAATAAAGTTATTCGTGAAAAAGGCCAAGCACTTATTGATAGCATTGATAATGCAATCGACGATAACTTTCGTCAAATGTATAAGGTACAGACCGGCAAAAAAGCCCCAGAGAATATGGAAAGAGTTTACGACGAAGTTGGTCGTGAATATCAAATTCTTGCTACGAAACTTGCCGACCAACAAAGAGATCTATCTGCTCGGTTTTTAGTAGACATCGCTAAAAAAGACGAATCTGAAATAGGTTTATTTATTAGAACTACCAACCCTGGACAAGTTAGAGCATTAGTTGAATTTATTAGTAGACAAGAAGGTGGGTTAGAAAAATTACAGTCGATTAAATCAACTGTTTTAGAGTCTGTTCAACGAGAGATTGACGTAGATAATGTCGATGTTGGCACAGCCCGTAACCGCTTTAACTCAATCATGTCTAAAAACGAAGAACAGCTTCGTGCATTATTCCCAGAAGATTTTGTAAAATTTGAAAACTATCGGGACTTTTTAACTAACGCTAGAGAGTCTATCACTAAATCTCAAGCTAATGTTCGCGCTATCAATAAAGAGCTTGAAAAACTAGCTGACGATACAGGTAGGTTTCCCACGTTAACGCAAGCGTTAGACCAGTATTTTACACTGTCCTCTCAGGGCGCAAAAAATATCCGAGAAACTCAACTGGGTCGATTCGTAAATAACCTCGGCAAAATGGCAGAGGATTACCCAGAATTAAGAACTGCGTTACAAGAGTATTTTGCTGAAAATGTCGTGTTAGGGTTGCGAGGAACTAAATTTAGAGGAACGACTCGCGGGACACGGATGTTAGACGCAGCTGGGCCTGAATCTTCTTTTGATATTAAGAGATTAGAAGAGTTAATCCTCACCCCGTTCAACACTGACGCTGAAGCTGCTAGGTTTTTAGAGCCGATAGTCGGGGCTGATGAAGCATTTAGATATGCGAAAGATCTTAGAATCTTAGCTAGAATGGTGGATAAACAGAGAGGGTTTGCTGGAAACCCTTTAGAAACGTATGCCGGCAAACAGGCGACAAAAAATGTCGAAGACATAAGAAGTCGTACCCCTGCAGGACGAGGGACTATAGATAGATTGCGTAGAGCGATCTTCGGCCCCTTAGACTTAACTGCCACTCGTATCGGTATAGCTAGAGACGTGTTTTCTGAAGAATTAGACGAAGCTAAAGCACGCTATTTAGGACAGATTGTTTCCGATCCTAAAAAACTAAAAGCATATTTAAGAGCAGAACAGTTAAAATTACCAGCCCTTACGATGTATCAGGTTACTGCGGCTATTGCTCAAGGCCGATCAGCAAACGTAGGTAGCGAAGAAGACCAAACTGCTCGTGAGCGAATTAGAGATGAGCTGTCTAGTTTAACAGAAGAGCAAAGAGAAATGCCTGAACGAATATACCGTTTGCTTGAGGAGATATTTTGATGTCGGTTTTTTATAAATCAAAAACACTCTCACAACTTCCAACGACTGAAGAAGTCGAACCTCCTAAAATGTTCGGTGGCGGCAATATTGGTAATTTTAGTATTAATATCGACCCTGAACGTATTGCCGCATATATGGCAAACAACCCAGTAGTTGCCGATACAGTTAGTCAAGCCCCTCCGCAACGTGTAACTAACACTGCTTCTCCTACTACAGAAGAAGTAGATGCGTTTAATTATCTGTACGGCCCTTCAGCTTCTGAGGCGATGGGCTTTAATGTTGAGCAGGGTGCATACGGTAACGATTATGCTCGATACGATCAGTCTGAGGGTATGGGGCCGACCTATAACGAAGCTGATATTGCCCGTGCAATCGCAGCTAGAAGGGCTGCGGAAGAGCGAGCTGCGGAAGCAGAAGCTGCTAGAGCTGCTGAAGCAGAAGCTGCGGCGGCTAGAGTTGCTGCAGCAGAAGAAGAATTTGCTAGACGATTAGCTAACGCCGAACTAAGTGCTGAAGAAATTCAAGATCTTATTACAGGTGGGGTGCTTACCGAAGATCAAGTTCTTGCAATTATTCAAAACTATCAACTTAGCGAAGATCAGTTAGCTCAGTTATATACTCAAGGGTTGCTTACTGAAGAACAGATTTTAGCACTAGTCGAAGGCGAAGTTGCTGCCCAGTCCGAGGAAGAGCCTAGCGCCCAAGAAACCGCTGCCGCCGCAGGTTTAACACAAGAACAAGTTCAAGACTTAATTAACGAAGGCAGACTTACCGAAGATCAGGTTTCTGATTTAATTTCTAATCAGCTAGGGGAATATGACCCGAACATAGATTTGTCTGGTTATCTTACTTCTGACGATTTATCAGGATATGCAACACAAGAACAGGTGCAAGGTTTAGAAAGTTTGTTCCAAAACTACCTTACTCCTGAACAATTACAATCATATCTCCCACAAGAAGGTCAGTACGTTACTCCTGAACAATTAGCAGAAGCGACGACTAATGATTATGATTCTGTTATTCAAGGTTTAACAGATCAACTAGGTGCGCTTGAAACAAAATACCAAGACGTTACTTCTCAGTACGAAGCTGACGCAGTTAATCAACAAATCTCTGATACAAAAGACGAGCTGAATAACTATTTTGCAGCATCTGCGCCTAGCGGCCCACGAACAGGGTCTACGTCTCAGTTTAGTTCTGGTACTTCGTTCCTTCCAGGAGGTAGCCCGATGGCGAGCCTTATTGAAGGGCAGCGTGAAGGACAAGGTCAAGATCCGTTTACATCATATTTAAAAACATTTACTCCTAGCTACAGTGCATACGACGAACCGTTTACTCCTGAAGAATATAACGAACGAAATCAACCGTTTACTGGCGGTATGTATAGCAATCCGTTTACTGGCGGGATGTCGTACAACCCTGATAAAAAGAACATGGGCGGTCAAGTATCTAACGGTATAATGGATCTCACTAATTTCGATACGAACGTACAACCGTTTCAAAACGCCTTTCGGCCTAACGTACCAAGGAACTAATAATGGCTATCCCTATGAATGAAATGCCGAATCGCTTAGATCAAATGAGAGCTGATGCTGAAATGTCAGCTGCGCCCTTGCCCCCTGCCGGTGGTGCCCCAACTCCACCTCCCGCCGGTAGGGGAGCACCTATGCCGCCGATGCCTCCCGCTGGTGGTGGTGCGCCTATGCCTCCACCTCCTATGGCTGACGCTCCTGCTCCAGAAGAAGATCGCCTAGCTGAACTAATGGGTGGTATGGGCGACGAACCGATGATGCCCGAAGAAGACCCGATGGCAGATGTTCAACCTCAAGATCTTGCAGTAGGTATCGCGCAATCTGCGTTAGATATTTCTGCGTCACCTGAGGAAGCGTTAGCGGCTGTAGAAGCGGCTGCTGCAGAACTGCGAGCTTTATTAGCTTAACCAGTTTTCCCACTTTTCGTCGCCTAAGACTTCTTGGGCGAGGTCAAGTTTGTTACGCAACGCTGTTACAATCTTTTCGTCTACCGTATCTTTGGCTACAAGGTCAACGTAAGTTACGTTGTTCTTTTGGCCAATACGGTGTGCTCTATCTTCTGATTGCAATCGTTTTTCTAAGTCGAAATTATTCGAGTAATAGATGACGTTTTGTGCTTCGGTAAGAGTGATACCATACCCACCTGTTTGCGTATTACCTACGAAAAACCTGAGCGGTGAATCGGGGTTCTGGAAATCTTTAATAACCCGTTCACGTTCATCGGTACTTGTATCTCCGAAATAGGCAGCTACCGAATCCGATCCGAATAGACCTTGTAGTGTTTCAACGATCTCTAAGATATTTTGGCGGTAGTTTGCCCAGATAATCACCTTACCTTGCATCTCCCCGATAACTTCAATAAGTTCGTCGATACGGTTGCTATCTATAGGTGTTTCTACGCCGTCATCGCTTTTTACATGACCGCATATAATCTGGTGTAACCTGAGCAGCTGAGTGAGTACATTCGTAACACTTACCATCTCTTGGTTTTCAAGTTCTGTTATCGCTAGTTCTTTTAGTTCAGTGTACAGTTTCTTTTGTTGCGCGGTCAGGGTTACTTCTCTACGGATATACAACTTTTCCGGTAGGTCGAGGCAGTCGTTTTTAAGTACCCTATAAGAGAACGTATCTAGCTTAGACGTTAGTTCGTCTAGGTTCCTATACCCTACTACCTGTTTAACGGTACGGCCCCCGAAATAGCGATTTACGACCTCTCCGAAGTGGTTTTGGAAAGAGTAGAACGAGCTGTACCCAAGTAGGCTTGTTCCGAGTACCTCAGTTTGACTATACAAGTCTAGCGGCGATTGGGTTATTGGTGAGCCGGTTAGGATCCTACGGAACTTAGTATTCTTTGCTAGTTTCGTAATAGCCTTGGTTCGTGAGGCTTTCGGGTTTTTAATCGTCGTAGATTCGTCAACCGCGAATAGCACTTGATGACCGAGGATAAAGTTCTCAGTAAACTTGACACCCTTAGCTGTACTAAACGCTTCGACGTTGATAACGAAGATTTTGAGTTTATCTTCGCCTACATCGAATAGTTTTATTAGATCTGCCTTTTCCTGTTTACGAGGCGCAGGCGACCATACTGCGACATGCCGGTCGATATAGTCTGGCATATGGTCAGGTATCTCTTTTGTCGACCAATTCTTATATACGCCTTTTGGCGCAATGATAACGGCGGCGTTGATCGCGCCTTTCCCGTATAAAATACCGATCGTATCTATAAGGACTTTCGATTTACCTGTTCCCATTTCCATAAAGAAGCCGTATTCTGGCTTGTTCCATGAACGGGTTAACGCCGTCTTTTGATGCGCAAACGGTTGCGTTTTGAATTCGTACTTCAAAGCTGTTCCTTTCTAAGTTCTATAAGTAAGTATATAGAAATAGAATAATAAAGAAATGAATTTCTGAATTCGTAGGAAGCCTGTAATAGATATAATATATTCTATTACTTTTACTGTTTCTCAGTTTCTTATGTAAAACAGTAGTTTAGACTCTTATCTATTACTTCTATTACTCTATTAGACGTTTCTGTTAATTTTTTTATAAAAAATTTTATTTTAGATATAGGTAATACGGGGAATACAGGAAATAGGGGTTTACTTACGAAAAGCCGCTAAGGTAAGGTATAGCCCTATAAAGGAGAAATTAGAAATGACAGTTTATATTGTCCAAGATGTTCCTGGAAGGAACTTCGTTCCTGCAGCTAAGTACGGGGAACTCGTTTCGCTACTCCCAGCGAAAACGAACCTGATGCTTACGACAGGGCCAGAGGTAGCACGCCTCAAACGCAAGTTAATTGATTTCAATGACGACGATTACCTACTTCTAGTTGGCGACCCTGCCGCTATCGGTCTATGTTGCGCAGTAGCTGCGGCAATAAATGGCCGGTTTACGGTATTGAAATGGGATCGCCAAGAAATGACTTACTACCCCGTATCGTTCGATATTAGGGGCGGGTCACAAGAATTAGGAGAATTACATGTCTGATGAAAAAGATACACCGTTATCCTTCGAGGAGTTAACAGGTGCTTCTTCGCAAGAAGAATGGAACGAAACGACACTCGATAACGAGTTCGCAAAGATCAGTGCTACTGCAACAAAAATGCAGGAACTGCAAAAAACGATAGCGTCTTTAGAAGATGACCTAAAGCAAGCCAAAGAAGTTCTCCGTGTTGTAGAAGAACAGGAGTTACCCGAGGCGATGCAAGCGGCGAATCTTAAAGAGATCAAACTACTCAACGGTGCCAAAGTAACGATTAACGAGTTCTATAAAGGGTATATCTCCGAAAAGAACCGCGAAAAAGCGCACGCTTGGCTCCTACAAAATAACCACGGCGGCATAATTAAGCACGAAGTTAACCTGAAGTTCGGTAAGGACGAAGGGGATAAAGCTGCAGACGCTGTGCAAAGTCTCAAACAGAAAGGGTTAGACCCTGCTGTTAAAGAGAGTGTTCATCCGCAAACGCTTAATGCATTTGTGAAAGAACAAATGACGAGTGGGAAAGACCTTCCTGCAGACCTATTCGGGATATTCGTCGGATCCCGCGCCAAACTAAAATAGAGGTAACTCAAATGGCTGATAAGAAAGTAGCTGAGGTTTCGTCCTCAGATTTAATTCCTTTCGATGACGATCTGTTATCGGCAGGTACTGGACTCGAAGAAGCGAGTGCAGATGACTATGCGATTCCGTTTTTGCGGATTCTACAATCAATGTCGCCACAGCTTAAAAAGAGCGACGGCAAGTATATCCAAGGTGCTGAGGAAGGAAACTTTTTCAATACCGTTACCGAATCGGTATACGACGGCACTGAAGGCGTAATGATCATCCCCTGTGCATACAAGAAAAAGTATATCGAGTGGGTCACACGGGAAAACGGCGGCGGGTTCGTATCAGACGAGCATTCCGCTTCGATCCTCAAAGAGTGTAAGAAAGACGATAACGGTCGGTTTATCTGGACAAACGGTAATCAGATCGCAGAAACTGCTGAGTATTATTGTATTTTAGCGCAGGACGAAAACTCTCCAGAGCAGGTTTTGTTAAGCCTTACGTCTTCGCAGTTAGGTTTCTCTCGACGTTGGAATACGATGCTGAACAACGCACGTGTTAATAACGCGAAAGGTGAAACAGTAGCCGCACCAATGTTCTCTTATATGTACAACCTAACTACGATTGCTCAGTCGAACGACCAGTACAGCTGGATGGGACTATCTGTTGAAAAGAGCAGGCCCACCCCGATGCCGCTGGCGATGGCTGCACTTGAGTTTATGAAAGCCGCACGTTCTGGCGCGGTAGAAGTAAAGCAAGAGCAGGAAGGAGCAGCAGCTTCCGCTGAGGCAGAAGTAGTCGACGGAGACGATGTCCCGTTTTAGGTTTATAAGGGTGAGCAATGTCAATACACGAGCAGTTTGCCACCCGTTTCGTGGGGTTGAGACACGGTTATAGTGTCTTTACCCCGACGAAAGAAACGCGGGAAGATGGCAAAGCGAAAGGGAAATATGTAACGATTTCACAAACGCTCAACCAGAAAGAGTTATTCGCTATCTGGGCAGAGCATATAAGAGGGGAAAGAAGCCTCGGTATCGTACCGATTGATGAGAATAATATGTGTTCTTGGGGGTCTATCGACATAGATGATTACCCGCTAGATCTCAAAGCGTTAGCTAAAAAGATTAAGAAGTTCAAGCTGCCTATGGTCGTTACGCGATCTAAAAGCGGTGGTGCACATATCTTTATGTTTGTATTTGACCCAGTACCTTGCTCTACGATGCAACGTAAACTGAGACAGATATCTGCAGCAATAGGTTTTGGTCAGTCTGAGGTTTTTCCTAAACAGACTAAGTTATTGTTAGAACGAGGGGATAGAGGAAGTCCGTTACAGATGCCGTATTTTGGCGGCGAAGACTCTACTAGCTACGGGTTCGGGGCCACTGGCAACGTCCTTACTCCAACAGAGTTTTTGGATTACTGTGAAAGTATTGTCCTTACTGAAGAAGAACTGGATAAGCTCGAAGTCACTCCTATCTTAGAAGATATGGAATGGCTCGACCACTCTCCTCCGTGCCTAGAACATTTAATCGCTCAAGGATTCCCGAAAGGTATGCGTAACTCTGGGTTGTTTAACGTAGGTGTATTCCTGCGTAAAAAGTTTCCAGACGATTGGGAAGGTCGGTTAGAGCAGATAAACCACAAACACTTTAGCCCACCTCTGAGTGCGCAAGAAGTGTTATCGGTAGCAAAGCAAGTTCAGAAAAAGGATTACTTCTATAAATGTAACGACCAGCCAATAGCCGGTCATTGCAACAGCCCACTGTGCCGTACACGCAAGTTCGGTATCGGTGCGTCAGGAGGTACGCCTTTATTTAGTAACTTGACTAAACAGAATAGTGATCCACCAATCTGGTTCTTAGATGTCGAAGGCGGCAGGCTAGAGCTAGAGACGGAGGAGCTACTTAACCAGACTCGGTTCCAACGAAAGTGTATGGATAGCCTCAATATTATTCCGCCGAAAGTACGGGATAACGTATGGCGCACTATTATCCAACAGCTTCTCGATACGCTGACCATTATCGAAGTACCGAAAGATGCTTCGACAGAAGGTCATTTTAACGAGTTGTTAGAAACATTTTGTACCGAAAGACCGGCTAGGGAACGGGACGAGCTACTACTTGGTAAACCTTGGACAGATAAAAGCAGGACGTATTTCCGTTTAGCTGACCTGATGGATTTCTTACACCGTAAGAACTTCAGGGATTATCCTCGTAATAAGCTAACCGCCAAGCTCAAGAATATGGGCGGTGATTCGCATTTCTTTAACATCAAGGGCAAGGGCGCTAACGTCTGGCATATACCAGAGTTCCAAGCGCAAAGCGAATCACATTCGCTGCCTGAGTTTAACGACTCACCGTTATAGTGTTAAAGTCAGATGCACAAATAATCCTTGGGCCTCCAGGAACAGGGAAGACGAGCACACTACTAGGGCTATTAGAAGAAGAATTAGATCGGGGGACTTGCCCAGAAGACATTGGGTTCTTCACCTTTACCAAACAAGCGGTACAGGAAGGCAAGACTAGGGCGATGTCGAGGTTCGCGATAACGAATGGACAGTTACCGTATTTTAGAACCTTACATTCTCTTTGCTTTTTCCAGTTAGGGCTGTCGAAAGATAGCGTCATGAGTTCGAGAGATATTGGTGATTTAAACCAGAAGTTGAACTTGCGTCTAACTGGCTCTGTTAGTTCCGAAGAGGGACATATCTCAAGCATCTCTAAAGATGACAGATTATTGTTTATAGAAAACCTTGCTCGAATGAGACAGGTAAATTTAGAAACCCAGTGGCACGACTCTGATGACGTTGTTGGCTGGTTTGAATTAGAGCGGTTTGCGAACGGCTTGCGACTGTTTAAAGACGACAGATTACTTATCGACTATACCGATATGTTGCAGTTGTTTTTAGATCGAGGACGCGCTCCGAAGTTAGATGTAATGTTCGTAGACGAAGCTCAAGACCTATCGCCATTACAGTGGGCGGTAGTTCGTAAGTTATGTGAATCAGCGGATCGTATTTATATTGCAGGAGATGACGATCAGGCGATCTATCGTTGGGCGGGTGCCGACGTTGATTACCTAATCCGTAATTCAAAAGACGCGATGATTTTAAAACAGTCTTATCGCGTTCCATCTTCGATACATAAGATTGCACAAAACTGTATCGGGCAGGTGGCCTCACGGGTACAGAAAAGCTGGAACCCTCGTAAAGAAGCTGGACACGTTTCGTGGGAACCGTCTTACGAAACGATCGACATGGAAAGTGGTGAGTGGTTAGTGCTTGCTAGGACAAACTACTTACTAAACGGGATCGAAGAACATTGCCGGTCAGAAGGCTGGTTCTATAAAAGTAAAAACCGCAACTCAGTTTCTGAGAAAAAGGTCAAAGCGGTGCGCGATTGGGAAACTCTACGGCAGGGCGGCGAAATACCAATCGTAGATCTTACCAAAGTCTTAAATTATATGAAGATCCGCGTACCTATCTCCCTAGAGAGAAACGACTTTGATACTAATATCTCATTCGATCAGGCGCAGCAGTTCGTACCTGACCTCAAAAAAGAATATTGGTACGACTTGTTCGACGGAATCTCAGTTTCGGAACGCAGCTACATTCGTGCGATGCTTAGACGAGGAGAAAAAATAACTAAAGAACCACGGATCAAGCTATCGACTATCCATGCAGCTAAAGGAGGCGAAGCTGAAAACGTAATCCTGCTAACCGACATCTCGAACAGGATTTATAAATCGTACCAATCAAACCCTGACGACGAGTCGCGGGTGTTTTATGTTGGACTAACCCGAGCAAAGGAGAACTTGTTTTTAATTGAGCCACAAACTCAAAAATACTTCCCGCTTTAGTCCTTTACTTTCAGAGGTATCTAAGGTAAAGTAGTAAAACTTAGAAAGGAGAAATAAATGAATATCTTTGTAACTGACCCGTGTCCTGTACAAAGTGCGCGTGAACAATGTGACAAACACTGTGTGAAGATGGTTCTAGAATCTGCTCAGATGTTATCTACTGCGTGGCGCGTGTTTGATAATGAACGTGCAGAAAAAGAGAACTTGTATAAACAAGCTCACCTAAACCATCCGTGTAGTATCTGGGTTCGTGAATCACCAGAAAACTATATCTGGCTATACCGGCACTTTTCAGAATTGTGTCAAGAGTATACGCACCGCTACGGTAAAGAACATAAGTCGTCGAGTCTTCTGTGGTCTCTGTTCTGGCTACCCTTCCCTGACTACCGAATACAACGAGCAAATAAAAATCCAGAGGGCTTTGCGTTAGCAATGCCTGATGAATATAAATGCGAAGATGTTTACGCTTCGTACCGCAACTATCTCATAGGCGAGAAATCTTATTTCGCTAAATGGGTAAAAGACCCTTCAAGAAAACCAACATGGTGGATTAGTTAATGGCCTCTATTAGAAAGACCCTTCAAGAAAACGCTAACGACAGCAAAAATACGCGCATGGATATTGCCAGCGGTAATATGCTAGGCAACTGGCGACCTGACGAAATTACACATATGACGCGCTTCGATAAATGTTCGTCACTATGTATCGGAGAAGCGAAGTATCGCGACAGACCTATCGACGTACTCGAAGCAGGGTGCGGAGAACTTTGGGTACTGCGTAATTTGTATAAAGCCTACACCGTAAAGAAGTCGGACGTGATCCGCTCTTATCGCGGCGTAGATATCGACCCCGCTGTCCTGAACGAAAAGGTTGGCTATAGCAGCCCTACTGGATTCGTTCAAGATTCAACATGGTTCGCTAACTTCAACGGACAGATTGATATTCAAGACCTTACGGTAAACCCCGTATTTGACCTGCCCGACGAATCAATAGACTTTTTCTGGACTACCGAAGTTATTGAACATATGGGCCGAGAGTTTATTGCACCATGGCTTGATGACGCTAACCGAGTATTGCGTCCAGGAGGATTGATTTACGTTTCAACGCCTAACCATGACGGCTCTAACGACAAGTTACCCGAAGACCACGTTTACGAATGGGGTTTCGAAGAACTAAAAGACGAGCTTACGAAAGAATCACGAGGCTGGGAACTACAGTCGGTTGTCGGTACGTTTTGCCAAATGCCTAAACTAAAGAAGGCTATGCAGAAAGACGGCGACGACGGCGAGTGGCGTTGGCTACCTGATCAGTTCGAGTTACTCGAAGAACGCTACGGTAAACAGTTCTTGCGAGTAGTTGCCGCGACGTTTTTCCCAGAAGTTTCTAACAACTGCGCGTGGATATTGAGAAAGCCTACATGACAAATTTTATACCCGCAGAGGTAGATCGGTACGTTTACTGGATCGAAGAACGTGAACGGATACGTCGAGTAAAAGAGGAAGAGAAACTAGAGCCGCCTTGGACTCTCGACCCGATATTGCAAGAGTTTAAGTTTTGCCAAGTCTTCCGCGAGGACGATAGGACTACGCGGTGGTTTCGCGAGCATATTCGCGAGCCACTACGCAACGACCCTGACGTGCTAATGGCGACGGTAATTTTTAGATTCTTCAACTTGATCGAAACAGGCAGAACGCTGCTCGACCATAACTTACTAACCGAGTGGGATCGAGAGAAAGCGATCGAAGAAGTGCGGAAACAGCCGAAGTGGATTACTGGCGCATATATCGTCAAAACTCCTAATCGCATGGATAAGGTAACAGGCGTAGCTGAATGCGTTAGCCACATATGGGTAGAGCGGGAGCGCATCTTAAAAGACTTCAAACACTTCAAGTCTTTATGTGACGCGTGGTACTACCTGATGCGGTTTCCGTATATCGGCCCATTTGTATCGTACGAACTAGTTTCTGACTTACGCCATACCTACCTACTAGAAAACGCTGAGGATATTTGTTCTTGGGCGAATGCTGGGCCTGGAGCAATGAGAGGATTGAACAGGCTGACAGGCAGGCCACTAGAGTTTTGTAAACGTAGCTGGGATTGGAACGGCGAAATGCAGGCACTGTACCAGTGGTGTAGAGAACAGCTAGACCTTAGTAAATTCCACAGACCTTTCGAGATGCGGGAGATTGAAGGAGGACTATGTGAGTTTGATAAATACTCTCGCATATTGCACGGACAAGGACGCACCCGAAGCGTCTATAACTACTCAGAAAGAAACCGTCCTCTCATAGAGGATATAGAGAATGGAGAAAGTAAATGGGGAAACTCAAACAGTTGGTCGTAGACCTAGATAGTGGTCAGGTTGAATTTGCTATGGAACATTATGGACTGTTCCTACAAAAAGCGATGCAAGATAAAACGATGCCGAATACTTGGGAAGACGCTATCAACGCAATTCATTGGGCAGCGTATATTTCAGGAGTCGATTTAGGCCGTATTCAGATCGAATACATTATTAATCAGCAGACGGAGAGTCTTTATGAAGGTGATTAGCGCAGTCAATGTAAACGACGCCCTCCTACGGGGCATTGACTTATTCCAGTCGTCAGTAAATTATCGAACACAGGCCAGCCGTAACGGAGATACGATGGAGTGCCACACTCCGGTTACTACGGTTTATAGCAAACCTTGGCAGAGGGTGCTGTTTAGTGAAGAACGAGACGCTAATCCGTTCTTTCATCTATATGAAGCGATCTGGATGTTAGGTGGTTCTAGAGATCTACAAAAGCTCACTCACTTTAACGCAGGCATGGCTAATTTTTCAGACGATAATGAAACCTTAAACGGTTCTTATGGCTATCGGTGGAGGCAGCAGTTCGATTACGACCAGCTTGGAAACGTAATAGATATGCTAACGAAAGATCCTGACTCGCGTCGAGTAGTTTTACAGATGTGGGATCCAGTTCACGACCTCGATAGTCCAAGTAAAGATATCCCATGCAACACGAATATCTATTTTAAGGTTAGAGATGGCGCATTACAGATGACGGTCTGTAATAGGTCGAATGATATGATCTGGGGAGCTTACGGTGCTAACGCAGTTCATATGTCGGTGTTACAAGAATATGTTGCTGCGGCATTGGGCTGCTATATGGGGCCGTACTACCAAGTCAGCGACAGCTTTCACGTTTACCTCAACAAAGAGTGGGATAAGGTAAAAGACCTTCGAGTAACACCTTTTCTCCCAATATCCGAAGAATATCCAGAAAAACATTACCCGCTCTGTTCTCACCCCGAGACGTTCTTAGAAGAATGTGAGGAACTATTAAGCAGTGTCCCGCCGAGACGAGTGTCAGGAAACCCTGAGCTGGTTGATAGCTGGCCGACGATATTCGGAGCAAGTAAATATAAAAACACTTTCTTCCCAGAAGTAATGATCCCGATGATCCACGCTTACATCTGCCATAAGGAGCGGCGATATGAAGATTGCTACAAATATCTCGGAGAAATTAAAGCGTTGGACTGGCAGCAAGCCTGTTTCCAGTGGATTAAACGACGAGAAAGAAATTGGAGAAATAAAGATGGGTCTTGATCGCAAGTGGACGGATATGAAGAATATCGCTCAGGAAGACATTGTTAGCCTGATCGAATCAGAAAAATCTTACGGCGATTCGTGGAAGCGTCGGGGCGGTACGGGAGCGTTTATGATGTTGGCCCGTAAGTTCGACAGGATCGAACAGCAAGCCGAGCATTGTAATTACGATGTGTTCGAAGCAGGGCTAAAGTTCGACGGCGAGGATGGACTACTCGACGATATCGGAGACCTCAGACGGTATTTATTTTTAGTTGAGCAACATATTCGTTCGCTAGAATCAGGAGGACTCATAGATGCAGATACCACTGATCCAGCCTGAAAGCGAATGGATAGCTCCGCAAGTTCTACCTAAGTTCGACCCACACGAAACGCTCGCGGTCGATTTAGAAACTTACGACCCCAACTTGATAAACCGTGGTCCAGGATGGGCAACGGGTGACGGCTATGTTGTTGGGATCGCTATCGCATCAGATTCATGGTCAGGCTATTTACCGATACGGCACGAAAACGGCGGCAACTTAGAAGAAGAAGTTGTCCTACGCTGGCTCAAAAGAACCTTTGAAAATCATAAAGGTACGATGGTTTTCCATAATGCACTTTATGATGTGGGCTGGCTAAAACGTGAAGGTCTGGAGCTAACTTGCAGGCTACGCGATACGATGTTTGCAGCGCCACTGTTAGATGAAAACCGCCGGTCATACTCGCTAAACAACTTAGGTAAGGATTTACTAGCTGAGGAAAAAGACGAAACGCTACTCGAGATGGCAGCGAAAGCGTGGGGCGTAAATGCAAAGAGCGGCATGTGGTCGCTCCCAGCGAAGTATGTGGGGCCGTATGCGGAACAGGACGCAGTCCTAACGCTACGCCTGTGGAAGACGCTAGGGAAGCGTATAGAGGCCGAGGGGCTGCAGAAGATATTCGACCTAGAGTGCGACCTTATACCGCTACTGATCGAGATGCGATGGCGCGGCGTTCGGATCGACACGGCCCGAGCAGAGCAAGCCTCGGAGCAAATGTCTAAGAAAGAACAGCAACTACTCGTAGAGATTAAGAGACGGTTCGGTATCAACGTAGATATTTGGGCGAGCGCGTCAATACAAAAAGCGTTCGACGCCAATGACTTATGGTATCCACACACTGAGAAAGGTGCGCCAAGTTTCCAAGGCCCGTGGTTAGAAGCTCACGAACATGACCTTCCGAAGATGATCGTCGAAGCTCGACGTATTAATAAAGCTCGGACTACGTTTATCGAAGGAGCGATCTTAGAATATTCGCACCACGGTCGGATACACGCTGAAGCTCACCCGCTAAAGAATGACGGCGGCGGTACAGTAACAGGAAGGTTTAGTTACTCGAACCCAAACCTTCAGCAAGTTCCCGCGAGAGACCCAGAGATCGGTAAGCTGATTCGGTCTTTGTTTATCCCCGAAGAAGGAGCAACGTGGGGAGTATTCGATTACTCTCAACAAGAGCCTCGAATCACCGTACATTATTCGTCGCTACTCGGACTCGAGGGAGCCGCTGACGCGGTAAATGCATATTCTAACGAAGGAGCTGACTTTCACCAGATCGTAGCGGATATGGCCGGTATCCCCCGCAAACAAGCTAAGAATATCAACCTTGGTCTAACGTATGGGATGGGCCGCGAAAAGCTCATTAAAGAACTAGGACTAGAGTCAGACGAAGCTGGGAAACTACTCGACCTGTACCATAGTCGTGTTCCTTTTATTCGAGGCATACAAAACATGTGTACTCGGATGGCAGAGCAGCGCGGCTATATAACAACGCTCGGTGGTCGTAAATGCCATTTCGATCTATGGGAGCCGGTAGGGTACTTACACGGTGAAAAACATGCTCCACTGCCAAGAGAAGAAGCGGTAGATAAGTACGGCAGTAACCTCAAGCGGTCGTTTACATACAAGGCACTAAACAAGCTGATTCAAGGATCGGCTGCGGATATGACGAAACTCGCTATGCGTGATTTGTGGAAAGAAGGATTAGTTCCACATATCGGTATACATGACGAACTCGACTATTCGATTTTTAATAAAGAACAATCAGACATGGTGATCGATCGAATGGTCAACTGCGTCGATTTAAAAGTTCCACTGGTAGTGGATTACGAAACCGGAATAAATTGGGGTGAAGCTAAATGATGCGAATACAAAGTCTTTCGCAAGAAGATATCGCGAAAAACGAAGAAACATATAAACAGATTTTTCAACTGTATGATAGCGGTACGATGACTCTTAAAGAGATAGGACAGATATACAACGTAAGTAAGCAGCGAATCTGGCAGATCGTAACGAAAGTTCAAAAAGGCAATGGAGACTACTACCATGAGCACCGGAATAAAGGAAGTTAAAATGTTTGGGAGCGGTGAGTTTGAGATCCAATGCGATGAAGAACAAGTAAAGATCATTTTCGACACGATTAACGAATGGTTAGAAGAGATGCGTGGGGACGGCAATGTCGATATGATGGATGTATACAAAGCTATGGTATTCGTCGGATCGGTAAACTTGATCCATCTTTTAAACTATACGATCGAAGAAGCGGATGAGATGATGGAAGAAATTAGAGCTAACGCTTTCGAGCTGTTAGAAATCTTCGGGGATCGAGAGAGTATTCTTGAAAAGATCTCTGAAGAAGGGATGATTAAGCATTAATGAAGCCCGAACGCGATGATGTAATCACGGGGATACTCGTAGGTATCTCGATTATCATCGGGATATACATTCTTAGTTTCGTATTACAGATGCTGGTAACGTATGGCTAAAGAATCACAGTTCTGGTCTCTAATGAAACCGCATATCCCTAACGAAGCCCACGTTCAGCGGATCGAGACTGGAGGGACAGGGAAGGGAGTGCCGGACGTAAACTACTGTCAAAACGGCAAAGAGATCTGGATCGAGCTTAAATCGATCAAAGGCAATAAGTCGGAGTTGAGTCCCTTCCAGATCGCTTGGCTTTACAATCGATCTAAAGCAGGCGGCAACTGTTTCGTACTGATTAGAAAGAATAGAGAGATTAAATTATTCCAGCCGACTGAGCTAAAAGAGATACAAGAGCTTAGTTGGAAAAGCGAGTCTGCCGTTACTCTGGAGGCTCCGTACGATTGGAAAACCCTGTTTACTTTTATCTTTAAAGCGTCGGCTTAGTGCTTTACTTTCGTAACCCTCGCGGCTAAAGTATTAAAAGTAGCGCCGTGACAGCGTTACGAACATTTAGAAAGTAGAACTTACAAAGGAGACTACCCATGGTAGCAGCAGTAGAAAGTATGGCGTGGACAGGCCAAGTGCCTTGGCACGGCGAAGGCGTGGAAGTTGACGGTACGTTAACACCACATGAGATGATGGTCGCCGCCGGTCTAGACTGGTCGGTAGACAAGCGTCCTTTATATACGCTGGCGCGGCCCGTTAGCGAATACGAAAAAGACGCTGACGGTAATATCATTCTTGACGAGGTTATGGAGCACCCTGACCGCTTTAGTATTATGCGCGATAGCGACAATACGATCCTCGGTACTTGTTCACAAGATTACCAACCTATCCAAAACGAACGTATCTTCGACTTCTTCCAGAAGTTTGCTAAACACGCCCATATCTCTATGGAGACGGCGGGTAGCTTACGAGGCGGTAAGGATATCTTCGGACTTGCTAAGTTAAACGATAGCTTCGAACTTCCTGGAGGCGACGAGATCAACGGCTTCGTACTATTTCGTCAGCCACACCAGCCAGGATATGCGATGTCTATACGCGACACCGAAGTGCGAGTCGTATGTAGCAATACGTTGCAACTAGCGTTAAAGCAAACAGCAACCGCTGAGTTTCGTATGTCGCACCGTACCGCGTTTGACGATATCCGAGAAGAGGAAGCTCTTAAAACTATGGGCGCTGTATACGAGCGGCGTGCAGAGTTTAAGGAAGCGGCTGAGTTCTTATCCAAGACGAAAGCTAAAGACGGTCAGGTTCTAGAGTTTATCTCTAGCTTGTACCAACCGAAGCTGTTGGAAGACCACAAGCCCGAAGACGGCCCGTTACGCGATGCGCTAAACAATACCGCTAAGACGGTGTTTGAAGCGTTAGTCACTTCTCCAGGAGCCGACGCTAAATCAGCTAAGGGTACATGGTGGGGCGCGGTAAACGCTGTGACGTTTGTTGAAGACCATCAGCGTACCGGCGAAAACCGTGTATACAACGCGATGTTCGGTAACGCGTCAGCGGCTAAGACCAAAGCGTTTAATCTTGCACTTGAATATGCGAAGGCGGCGTAAATGGGCGAAGTAGTAAAGTTGAACAACGCTGTAATTGTAGATCAGGAAACCGTTAGCGAGCTGTGGTATACCTTATACGCACTCGCCGACGGTAAAGTATTAGATCGCCCACTTAGCGAGTTCCACGAGTTGCAAGAGCACGCGAGATTCGTGTGCTTGAGCCTTACCCAGAAGATGGTGCAGCAAGACTGCGCCCTCTCTTCTGAAATAGCTAATTCCGGCTACCAGTCGGATTGGGAAAACCTAGTAGAAGAAGGAGACTTTGATGTCTGATGCACAGTGGGGGGACTTCGATGTCGACGTACCCCTACCTACGGATTTGCGTAGCACTACGAAATATCCGTGGGATAAATTTCCACCAGCCAAAGACGGTAAACAAGCATCGATGATGTTTTTACCTGACGACGATGGCATCGACACATCGAAACGATTGAAGAATCGTATCGACCAATCACTTAGAACTTTTATCGCGGGTAAGCAGCCGAAGTGGCAGTTTATCTCTCGAGTACGCCTAGAGAAATCTGGCAACAAAGAAGTTAGCGGTGTCCGAGTATGGCGAATGGAGGATAAAAATGAAAGTTCCGAATCTTAATTTGCCCGAAGATTTAATACAGCTACAAGCTGAATTAACGATTATGCGCAGCGAATGCTTGCGTATGGCAGATCGCTGCCAAAGGCTGATTAGATACTACTCACCAGTTGAAGAACCTGAGATGTTCGATACAGGTGAGCCGACATCAGCGTATGTCAACCAAGATCGGTAAATCTAAATACTGCTTTACTTTCGGTAGCGTCGGTAGTAAAGTAGTAAACATGCTGGTAAAAACCAGTTAGAAAGTATAACGTCATCATAGAAAGGAGAATGACATGGCAACAGCCAAAAAAGAAGCAGCCCCAGCTGCGCCAAAGAAACCTGCCGCTAAGAAAGTAGCCAAGGTATCTGCGATTAAAGTAACGAAAGCACCAGCCGCGAGTCGTGGTCGTGCTGCACAGCACTTTAAGTACACCGGCAAGCAACTCGGGGAGACTACTGTCAAAACCCCGCAGTTCCAAGCCTTGATTATTTCAATGCAAGATATTGAATCTGCAGAGTTTAATCGTGACGATTTTACGATGCAGCAAGTTGCTGATCTAGGAGTTCAGGAAGGGCATATCAGTATGCCGAATACTAAAAACCCAGAAAAGCAGAAAAAGCGAATTATCGCTTGCTACAAAAAAGCCCTGATCGATGAAGGGTTTATCGTACAGCTTTAATTTCATCGGGGGCTACGGCCCCCAATATCTACATAGGAGAAAGTAGAATGAAGATTGCACCGATACCAAGAAGGCTGCATTCCCGCTCCATGGTAATATATACCGCGATGGAGAACTTGAACGGTTCCGCGACTCGCTTAGAGTTGTACAAAGAATGTCGGAGGATTTGGACTGAGATAGCTCAAGAAAAGCCGCCGTCAACGGTAAATCAGTTTCAAAGAATATTGACAGGTTCAGCGATATCCCAAGGATACCTTGTTCGACAGAGCAGTCGAGGAACTAAGAACCCTGTTTATACTTTTGCAGCGTATGACGTTTTTAGAAGTAAAGCTGAACCGTCACTACTGTCAAGAACGATGTACAGTCTTTCGAAGATAGAGAATGGTGAACAGGGCGCGAGTAAAAAACGTATCGAAAAACTTGAGCGTATCCTCGAAGATCCGAGTTCAGAGCTTCCCCCACCACGAGAGTGGTCGATAAAACGAGATACGCCTGAGCATTCGCAAGAGGCTGTAAAAGAAGCCGCTGAGAAAGCTGCTGAGAAACTAGAGCCGCCGAGCGATATACAAGAGATGTTGAAAAATATCGACAAAATTATCGACCGGCAAAAACCATCGGAGATTACAGTAACCCCGTCAAAGTTAGAAGTACCGATTTGGCCAGCCGTTATTGGGATTTCGATAGCAGGGATCGCTATACTCGTAGCGGTATCGTTAAGCGTCCTAGCTTTCGCAGGTTAGTGCTTTACTTTCGGGGTAGTCGCCGCTACGTTATTAATAACGGCGCTACCCGCGCCCCGATT